ACTTATATGGATATTACAGAATTAGATAAAGAATTGAATACTGATTTAATGGAATATGCAGATCACATGTTTGATGGTGGTACTTCTTTATTAAGATTACCTCCGATTAATTTAACAAATACTGTATCTGCAGACTATATGTTTAAAGACAATGAAAACTTACAATCTGTAGTTTTATCCAATAGTGATAAATTAGCATCTGCAGTTGGTATGTTTGAAAATTGCCGTAAATTAAACAATGTAGAATTGAATACTAAATCTGTACAAAGTGGTGAAAACATGTTTAAAAATTGTAACAGTCTTGTTGCATTAAAATTAAATGTAAACTCTTTGACTAATACAAAAAATATGTTTTTAGGATGTAGATCTTTAACTAAGTTGCAAGTTACTGGTGAACTTAAAACTGGGTTAGATCTAACTAAATGCCCATTAGATGAAAACTCTGTTGCATCTGTATTGAATGCATTAAGTAATAATGGCCCAGATGAAAGTCAATTGATTTCCTTTGAACCAAGAGATGTTAATGCTACTTTGCTTCCAATTGCTCAAGCCGCAGAGGCCGCAGGTTGGACAATTAGAGGATTAAACTTTGTTGGAGATAAGCTAGAAGAAGAGCTATCTATTGATCTACTCGAGTCTTATAAACGTGGTAAATCTGAGGGCTAATATACCCCAGATTTATCATATACTGACTGTATAGGCATATAACCGAATATACTTTATTAATAAACATATAAATAGTTAATAAATAATTAACTATTTTCAAGAAAGGAGAATTTCTTTAAATGGCTACTAAAATTGCTGATCAAATCAAAAATATCTTGAACCCTTTTGCTACAGAAGTTGGTAAAGATATTAAAAAATTAACTGATTCTAAGCAGGATAAACTTAAACCTGGTCTTAATATCACTATTTCTCCAGATGGTACTATCTCTTCCACTGGTGCAGGTGAAGCTCCAGATTTGAGCAACTATCCTACAACCCAACAAGTTGGTACTATTGTAGATGGTAAACTTGCTGACTATGTTAAGACTGAAGCTCTAGCTAATTACGTTCAAACTGCTACGCTTACTACTACTTTAGCAGATTATGCTAAAACTGAAGCATTAGCTAACTACGTTCAAACAACTGCATTAACTACTACATTGGAACCTTATGCTAAAACAGCTGCTTTAGATGCATATGTTAAAACAGAAGCGTTGACTACTGCTTTGACTCCTTATGCTAAAACTGAAGCTTTAGATGCATATGTTAAAACTGATGCTTTAGATACAAAATTACAACCTTATGCTAAAACAGAAGCATTGGCTGATTTTGTTACAACTACATCTTTAACTAATGGTTTAGAACCATATGCTAAGAAAGACGAAGTTGTTAAGACTGCAGACTTGGAAGGTCTAGATACATTCAACTTAGTTGAAGTTTACAACACCGCTAAAACACAAGGCTAAGTCTTAAACTAAATATTTAATTATAGAGATGGTATTCAGTACCATCTCTATAATTTATATTTTCGGAGGTATTATGAAGCTTAATGATATTATTAAGAAACTTCTTACTACCTTTTCTAAAGAGGTAGCTAAGGATGTTTCTAAGTTGCAGAAGGATATAGTTAATCTTAAACCAAAAAGTGGTGTAAATACACCAACTAGTGGTGATTATATAGGTCAAATCTTTGCAAAAGAAGATGGCCCAACTAAGAAACTTAAATTTTGGGATGGTACTAACTGGACTGATGTTAGTAATTCCCAAAGTGCATCAGAAATAAACTCTATAGTTGATACTGTTGTAGGGAAGAAATTCAAAACTGGTACATATGACGATATACCAAAAAATGGTAAAGAAGAAAATGAAGCCAAAGGTTATACTGCTGGCTCTATTTATATAGATTATGACTCCAATGATGTTTATTGTTTAGACAGATTCTGGAAATGGAAAAATATCAAAGGCATTCAGGTTAATGATCAAATGCCACAATATTCATCGTATGCTGGAGAATTATATTATACTCCTAGAAGTAAGAAGTTATATATTTGTCTCGGCGGTGAAACTTGGGTAGTATTATATGATGGACTAGCAACACAGCCTGATACTAGTAATTTTATTACTCGCGATGAATTAAATACAACTCTTAAGAAAATAGAAGAAGAAATTTCTAAAATTAGAGGTAAATAATTATGGCAGATGACAAACAGACAACAACTGATCTAGTCAATAAAGTAGTAGAAAGCTTTGGTTTACTACATAATGACTTAGAAGAAGTTAAAAATATTCTAGTTAAAAATGGTATTCAGTCTAATGGTACAACTGCACAATTAGCTGCAGAAGTTACTAAACTTCCAGAAAAGACTGAAGAAACTATTAAGAAATCTGGGGAAGTTAAAGGATTAGTTAATGGTATCTTAGATATCACTGGCGGATTTACTTATGCCCCAAACTCTACAACCACACTAAATGAAACTAACTGTTTAGTTAATAATAAGAATAAAGAATTTACTTTACCTAAAGGGAAAGATCTTGAAATGTATTTCCCTACAGATAGTTTAGTTAACAATATTCTTACAACTGAAACATCTGCAGATAAAAGAAATTTAGTACTAAATGTATCTAATAAACAATTCTTACAAGATTCTTATGCTTACTTAACTGGGGCTAAAGATATTGGTGATATTAATTTTACTGTAAATATTAATGATCAAAGTTTAACAAAAGTAAACTATAACGGAAAACAGTATGTAAATTTCCCTAAGGAAGGGGATAATGACCGACCTGGAGTTTCTGTATTTACTGGTAAAATTGGCTTTGCTGATTATAATACTAAATTTACGGTTAATGGTGAAGTATTAGAGAATGTAAAATGTGATACATTCACTCTTACCCCTAATAAATACGTAAAAGAAGTAGTATGTAATAATCTTAATATAGATTTTTATGCTTTAATGAATATCTTATATAAATATAATAAGATAGTTGCAGCTTATGAAACTGGAGAAGAAACTCCAAACTTTGATCCTATCATTATTAAAGTCAATAATGAAATTACTGATGTTGAAAATATTAGTAAATCGTTAGACTATAGATATAAACGACCAGCATTCTTAGATGATGTGGATCCATTAAATAATAGCTCTTTGTTTAGTGATGAAGAACTTAAATATGCAGCTTTTGAAAAAGCAAAAAATATCATTGGTCTTAGTCATAATCCAGCTGAATTTTTATCTAGAATGTGTCATATTCTAGTAGATCCAGCTAAGATTAATTTAACTAGATCAATAAAACCTTTATTGATGAGACTTCCATTATATAATTTAGATAATACTAAAAAATATAATTATAGTAATCAAACTTGGGAAGAAGTATCAAAAGCTACAGAAGATGCTTCTCGTTATTTTGATATTACATCTTCTGGTGAGTTAGACGTAGATAATGGACAGCTTATCGGTATTGATAAATCTCAAAAGATTCGTCAAGGTATATGTAAAATAAATCCAAATCCTGAAACTAGAGATAAAGGTATTATTGTATTAGAAGATTTATATTCTAATAGAGATATCATATGTAAAAAGAATTCATATTTTACAGAAACTCCAGATAATCGTTATATTATTAAAAATAAAGCATTAGTTGAAACTCCATTCGATTCTAATAACTATTTCCTTAATAGTATTAAATTTGAATTTGAAAGTACACACAATGTAGGTAGTTCTTATCCTTTCCATGATCTAGATTTTAGTAGTGATAAATTGGAAGTAAAATTTGGTAATGATATTAATACCGGCTCTGAATATGCAGAAATACGCGATTATGTACGTACTATGCCCGGTCCTATAAATACTAAATTTAAATCTTCCGATAATACAGATATTACTAAATTAGATATGACTGCATATTCCGAAGGTTGTCCATTATTCTTCAATAAATATATTACCGAAGTTAAGGTTAATAAAATTATTATTCCTTACAAAGCTAAATCTTTCAGACGATTAATATTTGGGAAAATTAGTGATACAGGATTTACTAAGTTTATTTTTTCAGATAGCCCATCTATAGCTGAATCACTCACATGGTCCTTATCTTTCTATAGAGATAACCTTAGTGAATACGATTATGATTTCGGTGACTTTGGCGTATATAATCATACAGGTTATAGATTTGATTGCACTCAACAAGATGCAATTAATAACTTTGTATCTCATATCCATTGTCATATTAGATCTAATAATCCAATTCTTCAAAATAAGAACTTTTTAAAATATCGTTTACCACTATTTACATTAGATGGTAATCAACGATTTAACTATTCTTTGCGTCAATGGCAATTAATCGGCCAATATGACCCTAAGAATGATAATAAACCAATGACTCAAATCTTCCCAGAATTGGCTGAAGAACTTAATAAAATGAGAGTTATTGGTAGTAAAAATGTTTAATGGAGGTATAAATTATGCCAGACACACCTAATATGACCGAAAAGGTTATAGAAAATTTAAATCTTTTACATAATGATCTTCAAGAAGTTAAAGAGGTTCTAGTTAAGAATGGCATCACTTCTACTGGTGCATCATCTAAGCTAGCCTCTGAAGTAACTAAACTTCCTGAAAAAGCTGAAGAAAATATTAAGAAATCCACAGAAGTCAAAGGTATGGTTAATGGTACTTTAGACATTACTGGTGGATTTACTTATTCACCATCCTCAAGTGAAACTTTAGATACTGGTAATACAATAATATCTTCGAATACAACAGAATTTACGATCCCTAAAGGTAAGAAATTAGGTATGTTTTTTCCAACTGATGAGTTAGTTAATAATTTGGCTAGTACTCATACTAGCTATGATGATATACATCTTAAGTTGACAGTTCATGATATGAATTTACTAGATCCAAATACTATGTATTTAACAACAGGGTGGACAAACCTCGTCGATTATACAGTTGATATTAAAGATGAATTTAAAAAAGTAAACTATAATGGCGTTGAATATTATAATCTAACACAAGAAACCAATACATCAAATGACTGGAGTGATCCTAATAGGAAACAATTTGGTGGTATGGTGACATTCTCAGATTATAAAACAAAAATTACATTAAATGGTGAAGTTCCAGAAAAAATTAAATGTGATACATTTGTTTTATCCGGTAATAAATTTATTAAAGAAGTAGTATGTAATATGGTAATGATAGATTATAGATTACTTAAGCACCTCTTCTATAAAGATAATGGATTGATGAATGATTTTGATGACGATGCTACATATGATCCTATTATAGTTAGATTAACTAATAAGTATAAAGAATTTAGTGGTTATTTTTATCAAGAAAATAATTATGAATATAATACAACTGATTTAGAGGCTAATTTCACCAAGACTGCAGATCCATTAGCGGTTAATTCTTGGACTGATCTAAATTTAAAACCTATATATTTTAAAGAACAAAGTAAAAACTTTAAAGGCATTAGTGCTAATATTGCAAAACTAATGTCTAAGCTAGTTCATATTTATATAGATCCATCTGTAATAAATGTAGATAAACTTGAAGCTATATTATTGAGGTTGCCTCTTTTTAATGAAGATGGTAGTAAAAAATACAATTACTCTACTAAGACTTGGGAACCGGTGGCATCTGCTACTCCAGATGATAAAAAATATTATGAAATATCTCCACCATTATTATATGATGGAACTGTAGATACTTATAAGATGCTAGGAAAAGATAAAATTCCAATGTTATATAATCTATACCCCTATGACACTAGTAGTAGTTCTCCATTAGAGGGAATAGTCTTAATTAATGATAGAGTCTTTAATAAAGATCGTATTATTAGCAAATATAATACTATATGGCCTGCTTGTACAAACTATAGTATTGGATCAGGATATAAATTACATTCTACTGGTCTTACTCCAATGAGTAGTCAATTACGGTTATTGGGAAAACCAGTAACTGTAGATGTATCAAGAACTACAGATGCTGGTGTTTATCCATTTGGTAATGAAATAATGTATACTGCATTTGATTTTACTATAGAGCTTGGTTATATAGGAAAAGATGAAACCAAACTTGATTATGATATGACATATAAACCCGCTTTCTATGTAGCCCCACCATTTACTAAATTTAAATCAAATGGTGAACAAATTACGAAAATGAAATTTATCGATGGCGAGGCCCCTCTAATTTATAACAGTACTGTTTCTGAGGTTAGAGTAAATAAAGTAGTATTACCTATGCATGCTAAAGTTTTTAGAGATCTAGTTAGTGGAAATATAGATAATATTTATCAAACCAAACCAACTCCAATTAAATATATATTTGAAGACACTGGAGTTAAAGTTGTAAAACCGACATTAGAGCACTATGATGAAATGGCAGATGTAGATGCTTTCGTTAAGAGTGCATACAATGCAGCAGATTATAGATTTGATTATACTCAATATGCGGCTATAGATAAATTTGCTAAATATATCCATTGCTGTATTTCTGAAACAAATCCAGCTATGACTGATGAAGATTTCTTGAAATATCGTATTCCTCTATTTAATAAAGATGAAACTAAACGATATAATTACTCGACTAAACAATGGGTCGATGCCGATTCTTATAGAATTCCATTTGATGCTACACCATCAACAGAACTCTTCCCATCTAAAGCAGAAGAATTGTCTAAAATGATGGTTATCGGTACTCCGATTTACTAATTAATATAAAATACTCAATGAGGTTCATCCTCATTGGGTATTTACTCATTCTTTCAACAATTAAATATAGAGTTTTAATATTTTCCCATAATTAATAGGTTGGAGAAATTACTATGAAGAATCTTACTCAACTCATTAAAGGCATTTTAACCCCAGCAATTCAAGAAGTTGCTAAAGACATTTATAAACTTAGTACTAAAGTTAATGAAGCAATCTTAAAAAATCTAGCACAGATTAAATCTGCAGATCATATCACTTTAGCTACAAATATTAAATTAGATCCTGATGTAAACCAATGTCAAGGGTTTACTTACAACTTTAAAAAGAATACATTTATTCTTGCATGCGTTAATTCTGATAATACAAAACAAGTTATCTATGAATTATCCCCAACAGACTTCTCTGTTTTAACTAAACGGTCTTTCACTGGTGCTGATATCTTAGGTCACTGTAATACATTGACATATGATGGTACTCACATCTTAGTTACTAATGGCGCAGCCAATGGTAATAGAATTTATAGACTTAATGATGATTTAACAGTTGATGGTTATACCGACTATACTGATAAATTCTTTAATATTGACTATAATAAAGGTAGCAAAAAATTATTATCTATAGTTCCTGGTGATACTAATGCTACACGTAAATTAAGATTATATGATTATGCTAATCTTAATTCTGTAGAAAAAGAAGTTACAGTAACTGTAAATGAAACAAACAATGATTCTAATGGTGCATTACTTATGGATAAAACTATTGTATTTGCTACATTGAATCGAATTGTTGAATCTGATTATGCTGGTACTATTCTACGTGAAGTCGAAATTAATTCCAGTATTGAAATTGAAGACTTCGCATATGCAAATGGTATGATTTATATGGCATCTAATGAAGGTGGGCAAGTTAATATCTACGTTCATGATCCAGTTAAATCTGCATATGAGCATATTAATGATATCCATTTCAAAAACGGTATCTTCTTACCAAACCAACAATATTTATATGGTAAATCTCCAGATAATAAATGGATTCCTATTGCCAAGATAAATAAAAATGGTAATGTAGAAATGGGTTCTAAAGATAAACCTATGGCGTTATGTACTAATGCATTGACTGTATATGATGGTAAGAATTCTAATACTGTTATTACTACAGCGCATTATGGTACTGCGATATATAGTAAGAGCCAAGTAGATACTAAATTGAATGGCTATGTAACTACTGCAGCTTTAGAAGAAAAACTTAAAGCCGGTGGTGGAGCTCAAGATTTATCAGCTTATGCTACCAAAAAAGAAGTTCAAGATGTTATGGCTAAGATCAATGAACTATTAGAAAAAACTAGAGGTGCAAACTAATGTCTATGACTAAAGTTAATGCCTTCCTTAAAGAGGATGGGAATTCCCTTATCTTTAAGGGAGATGGGGAATTAGTTTACTATATCCCTGAAAATTATTTTAGGAATGACGGTCATATGAAGTATGCAGAAGAAGCCGGGGAGTATATTAATACTCTCGGGCTTTTTTCATATGAGGTCTTCGACTCTAAAGGAAAATCGATATATGGAGTTAAACTATTTAACCACCCTGTGTTAATTTCCTGTATGCCTTCTTCTGTTGAAAAAGTCAAAGACTACATTCTAGACAAGAAGATTCCAGTTCCAGTAGACTATCGTATTCTTAGATTTAAGAAAGATGATGTGGCTATTGTAAATACTGGATCTCCAGAAGATATCACGAACGTAGAAAATATGTTTAGAATCTTTATGATTACTGGCAATATACCTAATGTAATTCCTTATGATGAATTACATACCTTCTTAATGGACTCTATTAAATTTAATGGATCTTCCTTCGGTATATCTGCTCAGATGTTTGGTATTCTTATTTCTGAATTATGTAGATCTACCAAAGATGAATCAGTTCCGTTCCGATTGGCTAAAGAGACCGACATGCATAAATACAAACCAGTATCTATTAAGATGATTCCTAAATATATTTCCGCCTTTACTTCTATCACTTCTGAAAACTGGGATGATGCTGTCGTAAACGCAGTAATCAACAAGAATAAGGTAGATAGCCCAATGGAAAAGATCCTAATGACCTAAAGGGCCCGGAATAACATATGAATAAAAGTTTAAATAGATCTCCAATCGGATCGTTTAGAACTATTTTAATTCTATTAAGGAGGAAATAAGAGATTATGATTGGTACAAAAATCATTCTTGAAGACCAAAGTTATATTCCTTCTCTGAATGTAGCTGACTCTACTGTTAGGCCGATTGTATTTGCCGGCTTCACATCCGACAAAGGCACTGAAGAATATACAAAATGGCAAGGTAAAGATTTCTTTGACCAATATGGTGAAATTTCCTTTGCACGTCATGGGCAACCTTTACTTCAAGCCGCTAACGTAATCAACAATGGTGGTATTGTTTATGCAAAACGTGTTGTTGACCCAACTTCTCGTTTAGCTATGCTTGGTGTTGTAGCTCATACCAAAGAAATTTCCCGTCAAGAAACTCGAATTAAAACAGACTCTGTAACAGGAGCTCCTGTAACAAAACCAGATGGAAGTTATGAAATGGAAGATTTATATTGGAAGAAAACTGATGTAGATACAGTTTCCAAACCAGAAGATCGTCCACTTTACACAAAAACTGAAGCAGGTAGCGACGGCGTTGCTGCTATGTTTAAAGTTTGTCAAGTTAACTTCTCTATAGAAACTCTTGAAGCCACTGAAAACAAATATGGTTCCGACTATAAAGCAGTTGCTGAAGCTTTCTATAACAAATTCAAAAACAATAAAGATAATCGTTATCCTTTGTTCTTGATCACTGATAATGGTCGTGGTGTATCTGCAAAATCCATTACCATTTCCACTGATACTACACTTTCTCGCTCTGCTCAATCTACTCGTTATGTATTGGACATCGAAGAAAACAATAATACATTGGAATCCATTGTATTCTCTTTAAATCCAGATGAAGTAGAATCTGGCTTTAACTTATTCTTTGACTCCGTAATCAAACGTACTTCTAAACAAGTAAAATGCTTTGGTTTCGAAGATCAAGTTAATTTATTATTCGCAAAAATTGCTTCTCTTTCTGGTATTGAAGAAGCAGTACTTCGTGAATCTGATATCATCACTGCACGCACTTGGAGAGGCGAAACTTTCAAAACATTTGAAGTTTTAACTTCTACAACTGATGGTGTTGCTACAGTTAAACTTGATTCCGTAAACGGTCATCCTCTGATCGGTGGTTTCAATGGTGAAACTTTTGGCGATGCTCCTATCAAAACTTATAAAGGCGTAACTGATAATCAATCTGTTTATGCTAAAGAAATGACTAAAGTATATGATGGTACTTTTAATGATGAAATTTATGACACAGACAACAACCCTATCGATGTGGTAGTTGATGCGGCATATCCTCACATTACTAAACGTGCTATCGAAGCATTAGTTACTTTCCGTCAAGACGTATTCTTCTTCCGCGATATGGGTACAACTGGTTTGACCAATATCCTTGCTATTAAGAATGCTAAGACACTTAACAATGGTATCAATAACAAATTTATCGGTACTTATTGTCAATACTTTGATACTTATGATCCATATACTAAGAAACAAGTTACTGTTACTATGGGCTATGCAATCTCTCGTTTGATCTGTATGCACTTTGCTAATGGTCGTTCTTTAGTTTGTGCTGGTCAAAGTAACGGTTGGACAGTTCCTGAAATTATCGAAGGTACTTTAAGCTATGTGCCTAAGATTACTCCAGCTGGTAACCAAGTAGACCAAATGGATGATCTTCGTATCAACTTTGGTAAATACTATAATGGTATCTTCCATATTGCTACTGAATATACATCCCAAGATATCTTTACACAATTGAGCTTTATCAATAACGTATTGAATATCCAAGGTCTTATTAAAGATATTCGTATTCAATGTCCTAAATCCCGTTATAAATTTATTACTGGTGCAGACTTTGAAGACTATAAGAAAGACATTCAAGCAGTTATCGATGCATCTTCCTCTAAATTTGCATCTATTTCTATTGATTTCCAAACTGATTCTGTATATGCAGCTAACAAGATTGTATATGCTGTAATCAAAGTATCTTTCAAAGATTTTGCTCAAGCAGAAATCTTCCGTATCGTAGCTATTCCAATTGCTACTACTAACAATAGTGCCAAGATCTAATAAGGAGGATAAAAATGGCTGAACAACGTACAAGTGGTGCTGTTAATTTTATCTTCGACGGCACTAAAGATATTCGTGATTTGACTAACTATGCTTTATTCCGTGGTGTAACTGACTGGGCTAACCTTTACCAATTCAACCAATTTGAATCTGGTTATGGTTTATTCTTAGTACTTGATATCCCATTCTTCTTGAAGAAGTTAGCTGAAAAACATGAGCAATATGCTAAATTAATTAACACTTACGTTCATATTCTTGAATATGAATTCCGTGGTTTAGACGGTATTGATAACATCAACTCCGAAACTGCAGAATTAACAAACGGTGTTAAAAATATCAACGTAATTAACAAAGTTAATAGCCAATCTGCTTCTACTTTCACATTACGTTACTTCGAAAAATCTGGTTCTATCTTAACAAAAGTTCATGAATTGTTCTTGCGTGGTATCAAAGATCCAACAACACAAGTTAAACATTATCATGGTCTTATTGAAGATGGTACTATCACAGACCCTGGTTTCGATAAAGAAGTATTTAGCTTCTTATATATCGTAACTGATAATACTTTGATGAACGTAGAAAAAGCATTCTACATCGTAGCTGCTCAACCTACAAATGCTGACTTGAATATCTACAACGTAGACCGTCAAGATATCGGCTTCAAAGAATTGTCTGTTGAATTCTCCGGTTTCCCTATTGCTAACCCATCTGTAAACAAGAAAGCTCAAAGCTTACTTGATTGGGTACGTAAAGGTACAATCTGGGATGAATCCGAAATGACTTACTCTGGTATTACTAACATGAAACCTTTCAATGGTACATTGACTGGCAATGGTGAAGGTAATACTGGTTCTAAGACTACTTGGACAGGTAAATAATAAAACCAACTAAATAAAATCAGGACTAGGCCTATAAAGGTCTAGTCCTATTTATTTGGTCACTAATTTTTTATAACATTTTAATGACTGCAAATAAGGTGCCAATGTTTCATAACATACTCCTAATAAAATAACATGACTACTTATACCAAAATTTCATTTAAAATCGATTAATGAACGTGAATATAAATACCTTGCTCGCTGCTGACAAATAAAACCAAACGGAAAACACTATACACATAATAACAAATTGTACGGACTTAAAAATCCTTATTTGCAGTCTTCATCTCCTATCCAAAACAATGACGACAAAGCAATATCGGACATAGGCTTCAAGCCTATGTCCGGGTTTTGCTGTTTAATACTCAGCATCAGAAGATCCATTATCCTGATCTGCTGCTAATTTAGCAGCTTGTAAACGTGTTTTATCTTTAACTGCTGTAATCATATCCATATCTAAATATCCTTCAAGCAATCTAGCTTTAAGGTTATTTTCAAATAATGTACGAGTTGTATCATCTAAGTCAGCACCAAATGCCGCCGCACTAGATGTAGCAATATCATTAGCATTAACTATGAATTGATTTGTATTTGTAAGATTCAAGAACATCGGAACCGGTAAGTTTACTTTAATAGTAGCCATTTGGTTATTAAATTCACCACGGTATAATAACGTCATGATCTTAGATAAGAATTTATTTGCAATAGTTTGTCTATTATAGATCTTCTTCAAGAATCTACTATTAGACATAGTAGCTTGGATTGCATAATCCATAGATTGTCTTGCTTGAACTATTTCGAAAGGTACATCTGTAGCATCGACTGCCATAGTTTGTAGTCTATCCATTAGTTCAGTTTGTGGATCGATATTTTGACCTTGCATAACTTCAAACTGTACTGGAGCATTACCAGAGTTATCTGTAGGGATTACAAAGTCATTAAATCTACCAAGAATATTCAATACATTTTTCATAGATTCTAATTGACGAATATTGAAGTTTTGACGTTTCAATTGATCAATTGTATTTAAAAGAATCTTAGAAATATTCGTATCAATGCCAGATTGTTTTACATAATAAACACGACGGTCTTGAGAACGAGTCATAGCTCCAATCGTATTAGTAATATAAAGACCTACATATAATTTTGCAGGAATCAAAGATTTATATAAATCAGAGATACCACGATATGTATCTGGATCTAATTTAAAATAGCAATGAACTACATCATCTGGAGGCAAGAAAGTTACAGTATATTTATTCTTACCAACTTGTAGATCATGTTTAAGAATAGCATAAATTTCTTTAGAAAGATTTTTATTAAGCTTGATAAATTTAGTATCAATAGCTGTAGATAATTTATGAGCAACTGTTTTAACTACTGCATCAGATAATACAGCAGAATTCTTAGTTGCCATTAAATCAGTATTCTTATTAATACCAAGTGCATTGACTGGTGTAGTTGTATCACTTACAGGGAAGTCATCTTCTAAACCAAATACACTATCATTTTCAAGATATGCATATCCTAATACTAAGTCTTCAATCTTAATAGGAATAATTTTATATCTATTCAATTCTTTGAATAGACAACCATTCAATCCCCAATTTTCCTTAGTATTAATATCATGACCACCGATAGTAGTCAAACCATTAGATGCAGTATCATCCATGAATCCACTAGCATCTAGTTTTTCATCAGCAACTAATGAAACTGTACTTGTTGTAGCTTCATTAAAGTTCATAGAACTTTCTTTAATTGCTTGGAATCTTGAAATTGCATTATGACGTTCCATAATAGGGCCATATAATGCATTACTTGTATTAAATGTGAAATCTATAGATACTTTGTCTTTATCTTTAGAATCAATACTAGTATTAGAATAAGTAGAACCATTTTCATTGAAAGCTGGACTACTGCTAATAACTCCAGATTCATTCAATACGATAGATTCTCGTAAAGAACTCATTTGGTTATTAGGATTATTAAGAATCTTCTTAATAGCTCTTTCATATGGTACGATATAAATGAATCGTTCACCATACTTAGAAGTATTATAGACGATATCTTGGAATTTTGCTAATAAATCATATTTATCTTTCAATACCTTGATATTTTCATAGAAAGCATCTTTATTAGTCTCAACTGTTACATTCTCATCAGAGATATAAATATAGTCTTTAGAGAAGTGGTCAGAAGATATTACATTATCACATAGAGTACCAATCGCATATTCAAGCATTGGCATGTATTTACAAACCATATCGATTTCAGCATCGAATAGTCGCAAACTTCTATTGTTGAAGAAAGAGTTATATATACCACCATCTGCTGTTAGTGAATTAAATACTTCTTCAAATCCATCAGCCACTTTAGGATCATTTTGATATTCTAATGATTTAGCATACAGTGTACTAAGAGAACTTAGACCTGTAGAATAGTTAATATCATTAACAATCCTACCCATGGAACTGTTGATTTTATTTGAAATATTTTCTAATTCACTATCTGCATCTGGAGGAGTAAAAAACGTACGTTTATAAAAGTTAGAAAGATTTTTTATTAATGAATTACCAGCGTTAGTGGCATTCTTATCTTTTTTATCTTCAGCCATTATCGTTCCTCCTTTGAATTATTTAAATGTTTTTATGATACCTAATAAACAGAAATGGCTATAGAGATAGACTCTATAGCCAATTATTACTGTTTATAAGTACATAAATGATTGTTGGATGATAATATTTTTAGGCTTATATATATTCATTCTAATAACTTTAGTTATACCATCTGTATAAAGATTTACATTTACTTTATCAGATTTGGTTGTAGGTAATGCAGTCTTAGGAATCCAAATACCTACATTGTTTATATATAAACACATAGCCCCTAACGAAGCTGGAGCTGACTGAAGAGTTTGATAATCAGGATGCTCATTATAGTTTTCTACATTTCCAATCAAATTAGAATCTGTTTCTAATGAAAGGAATCTACTATTAGCATTTCTAATATAATCCACATCCATAGATTCGCATGTAATAGATGCAGAAGAATTTAATTTTGCTAAATTCTTCATCTCTAATACATTAAACAAGATTCCATTACAATATTCAGGCAATTCTACTTGTAATCCAATAATACGTTGAATATATGAATTATCTGGACCTACACCTAGAATCGAATATGGTTGAGTTGCATCATAAATAATTCTATCACATTTAAGAACTTTACTTATTGATAATAAACTATTAATATCATCAATAGATAAATTAAAGTATCTAATCATTTTTACCCCCAGGGATATTACGTTCACCATACATTGCAGGAATACATCCGAATCCATTATCTGTAATTGCAGGAATCAATTCATTATATTCTACAACTTCAGGTTCACTTAAGATACCATTTTTATATACTTTGAAATCTAATCTAGGCTTAATTCTACCAGAAGAATAGATTGCTTTAACTTCTTTTACAAGATCACTGAATTCTGGTAATCCAAACCATCTACTACCAATAGTTAGATAATCTTGAGTTACCATATCTTCTACAAATGCAGAACTCGCATCTTTATCATCACCAAATTCAATCTTACCGATTTCAGATGGAGAACTTAAGTTAAATTCACGGTTAATACTTGGATATAGTGAACTAAAGTCAAAGTCTACTAAGTTATCACATAAGAAAACTGGTACACCATTGATCTTTAATTTAGCAGAATCATTCACCAAGTTAGGATCCGCAACAAAAGCACCGTCAAACTTTTCAGTTGGCTTTTCTTTTGTTTTATTAATATTATTACCAACAACAAGTCCTAAATTATAATAGAAATCTTGTTGTTTATTTCTTAGATAGATTGTTTGTCTATGAACTTTAGAGAATCTTGTATTATTCAAAACACTTGAGTTATAAATATAACCAATATCGTCAGTAGATTCTTCGATACATACTTGGACAAGAACGTCGACGATATTATAGAATATAAATGTCTTGAAATCTAAGAATGGTAATTTAGCCAAATCTGTAGTAATATGATGATAATCTAATTTCTTCACACCACAAATTTGAGCTCCAATATCATTCAATTTAAATGATGCAAATGCAGATTGACCTTTACGCCGAGATGCAAATTGAATCATTTGATCTAAATATACCGTATAAGAACTAATATATGCATAGTCCCCACGTTCAGCATAATTGTTTTCCATTCTAGTATCAATGAAATATTCAGCTTTAGGATTCATCTTAAAGTCTGGATGACACATAATACTTTCAGGAGTATATCCTAGCTTCTTGATACGTTCGATAATATACGGAATATCGAAGGCCATGTTCCATGCCATCAAGAAGTCCGGTTGTTCCATGTTAATTTGTTTGAATAAAGAAGCAATCAAATGTGTTTCTTCATCAAAGAATTTTATATTAAATTTTATACCATAAATATTGAATTTACGTTGACGATCTTCTCCACCAATTGCAAATTCAATAAGTTCTCTTAATTCATGCTCTATTTGACCAGTAGCTACATTATTTTCAAATTCTTGAACTAATGGATTTCTAGGGTCTCTTAGAACGTAAGTATTAATTGCCCCATTTGAAATATATGTAACTGCATTAATTGGAGCTTCACCTGGTTCTGGGAAATCTCCAATAATATTGGAGATATCAACTTCAATATCCAGATATGCTTTACTTGTAGAATGAATATCATTCTTAAAGATTCTATTAAACCAGAATCTATAATGGTCTTCAATATTTTGATCAGAGAAGAATACTTGATTCAAAGTATGTAACTTTGCATTCTCTCTATATTGACCACTACTAATATTATTAGTATAGAATCTAAGATTATTAGTCTTTTCTGCTATACATTTTTCTAATTGTCTATTTGTACATTGTACAGGTTCGACTTCTTCAATAGGAAGATAGTCATGATGATAAGAAAGATTCTGATCTTTGGCTAAATACCAAATATATTCAGGATCTTCTATTTCACATAAGTATTTTTTTCCAGTATTATTATCTTTTGCTACCATACTAATACTAGGAGTAGACCAACGTCCATTATCCTGTTTAGCACCTTTAGCAAAAAAAGTTTGTAATATAGTTAAGTCATAATCTTGTGGAAACTGATTAAAAATATTAAGAGTATTCATTATATTTCTCCTTATAACATTCCCAGTTATACCTAATATAATGTAATTAGGCTAGTATTTATCTAATTTATGCCTATTTTGAGCCATATAGGTTATAATACCTAGAACTATCTAATAATGATTATCTAGGAGGTCTATTATGCAATATACTGAAGCTATCGTCTCTGGTAATGCAGTTTTAGAAGAACCAAAAGTTGATCTAAGTATGAAATCAGTCTTTGGTAAACTAAAATCTGGCAAAACAGAGTCTATCGTAAAACCTATGCCAGTAGAGGACGAAAGTACTCTAATTAAACCACGTAGACGTGGTCGTCCACCTAAAAAAAATAGAGATATAGATTCTCCTGAAGGAGAAGCTTCTGAATTGGTAACAAATGTACCATATGCAGAATCCTATGAAGAAACTAATGGTATGCTTAAAGGTATGATCATGCAAATCGAAGGATTGCAAGGTGAACTTAAGCAAGAATTTAATGATATTCGTCTTTCTAAGATGAGAGGCAAATATCAATACCTTACAGATATCTCTACAACTATTTCTTCTTTATCTAGTACTAAATTATCTGCCATTAAAGAACTTAACTCTGTTATTTCTAAATGTCATGATATGGAACTTAAACGTACTAAAGAACTTAAGATTGATGCTACAGGCAATGATGATGCAGCTGTTATGAGCTTGTATGAAAATATCATCAATACTCCTCGTCAACAACTTGAAGCTGGATTTATGCCACCAAGATTGGAAACAGGAGATATTCCATTGATGGTTCAACCTCAAGGTGGTATGGATATATTCCAACCAGCTGTAACTAGTGAACAATTCACACCTGAACAAAATCGTATGATTGCTGAGTCTAATCCAGATATCAAGACTGTAGTCATCTATGATACTAAGACTGAATACCGTGAATTCGTAGCTATGAATGTTAAGACTGGTCAAGTAGTACAAAATATCAGTCTACCAGATCCATTCTTATTAGAAGATATGAATCTAAACTTCCAAACTGGGGTTGCTCGTAATTCTAATCTTAATATGAACTTCCCATTAGCTGTAAGAGAAAATGGAATCATTTCTCTAGTTGAATCTAAATATTAAAAAAAATAAAGAAGTATTCCCAGAAGAGTTTCAAACTCTTCTGGGATATTTTTCTTAATATAGTTCATTAATAAAATCTAATACTTCTTGATGGTTACCAGCTTCAACTACTTTAATACGTTCTCCAGGATTATCTTTATCATTTAAAGACTTAACTTGGATAATAATATTAGTATAGTTTGCTGTAACTACAATTGTCTTATCTGGAAGTTCAATTCTAATTACCGTACGTTCAGCTAAACCATCTTTGACGTATATTCTAGCACATGAATCATAATATGTGAAAATAATCTTATAAACAAATTTCATAAAATTATCATTCTTATCCATATATAGATCCATAGCATAGATTACATCTATTTCTGATTTGATATTATGGAATACAATATTTGAATCCATATAGAATGCCAAAGGATTATTATTTTCATCAACTGCAAAATTAACAATACCTTTAAGTGAATTCATATAGGTTAATATATTGCAATCTTTGTAATGGCCAGTTGTTTGTAAAGCATATCCATAAGAATTCAATAAATTATTTACATCAATTTTAGTAAGCATAAAATTACCCCACAATCAATAGTATTTCGTATTAATATGTGGACTTATTGGTTAAATCCTATGGACTCTAAATAAGAAATCATTTCATCTTTAGTTAAATCTTTAACCCAAGTAGATAAATGATTGAAATCAAATAGACCATCATCGGTATGATATACATTACATACAGTCCCATCTGGTTTATAGAAAAGTAGACTACCAAACATGGATTTTATAACACTGTCATATATTACAGTAGCCTTAAGATTACATTTTTCTACTATCTCTAGTAGCTCAGAATCATAGAACCCAGATTGGATAACAAATGCTTTTTGTATACCAATTCCAAATAGCATCTTATTTTTCTTAGTCTTAATATAAGATGGAATTCCTAAGTTCTTCCATTCTATTAAAACATGATGATTTTGGACTGTAACTTTAATATTTCTATCTAGAATGATGAATGGCAATCCATTCTCTGGATCATGTCTATCTATTTCATATCTAGATTTAAATATATTTATTATATCTTCTAGTACCATAATAACCTCCAAAGATAAAAAATAAGAAATATGGAGAAGGGATTTAATCCCTTCTCCAATAAATCTTAATGTATTCCACTTTTAATTATATTGATATATTCATTCAATATATCTTTTCCGTTATCGGATAAAGAATTTAAAGTATCTGGGGTCATATAATTATTTAAGATCAATAACATGAATTGTTCAGATTTAGGTGTTATTGTTAGTATAATAATAGATATTACAAATACTAGCACTATACCAAATCTAATCTTTTTGCCATGATCGTAATTATATTTCGTAACCACATCAATATCTGGGTAGCCAGATCTTTTTTCATAATCCATATAAACTACCATGTGGAATAGAAATAGCAACATACTTAAAATCATAAGTAACCAGGCTAACCCAATTACTTTATCTAATATGATATATAAGTAAAGTACATCATTAGGGATAATAGGAGTCATACTTATCACCCTAATTATTTAGTAACAACTGTACCATATTGGTCACGATTGGATTCTGTGTTTACACGTACACGTTCAACTTTATGTAAATCAGTATCTTCACCGTTGATACGATCTACATGGAAACGCATACTTGCTTTAATTTGATCCAATTCAGGTTTGAATTCACGAATAGCGTCAGCCATTTCTTGATTAATAGCTGCACCATTTTGAACAGCACGATCTAACATAGCTGCAAATTCATAGCGTGTCATTAAACGATCGCCCTTGAATTGACCATCTTCGTAACCATCAATATAGCCACGTTGTGCTAAATCATTAACCAAAGTATAAGCCCAATGATTTTCTGGAACATCTGGGAACACAGTATCTTTCACTTTATCGTTGTTCCCAAGAAGCATATTCACTAACATTTCGATCTTCTTATTTTGAGCTTCAATAGTTGCTTTCATGTCTTGCATTTCACGAGCCATTGCTACACGACTATTGGAAACTAATTTATCAGAATGACCGAATTTAATGGATACGCCAGCATTTACCATATTTTCAGAACCGATTGTAGCACCAACGGAGAACATGGTATTTTCATTAGGACGATAGAATGCACCAAGAGCTGCTGCATTTTCACCTTTGTAGTTACCATAACCAGCTGCTACAGACCATTTATCATCTGGGTTGAAGTCTTGTGGATGTAATGCTGCTAAAGCTGCTGCACTTGCACCAACTTTATTAACGCGTTCATCTAATTTGGCTACACGATTAGTCAAACCATCATAACGGTTGTTAATATTATTAACCACTGTATTAAGTTGACCACCATTAACTGCATCTTTAGAACCAGCTGCAATTGTGCCATCAGCTACATTAGTGATTTTATTACCACCATTGTTTAGACCTTTGTCATCTAAGGAAACATTACCAAATTTAACTTTATCTACAGATACTTTGTAATCAGTACCACCAGCTGCATTTGTGCTTGTAGTTACAGTTACATTATTACCTGCAGAAACGCTAGTATGTTTCTTAGCTTCAGATAATGCTTCAGTAGCCAAAGATTTATTAGATTCAATTCTACGTTCATGACTTTCAATTTGAGAATTTTGATTATCAATGCGGCCATCTAAATAATCTAAACGCTTATCTTGATTATCAATACGTTTTTCTTGATTTTCCATACGTTTAGATTGATTTTTTAATTGAATATCATGATTTTGAATTTGTGCTTCATGACGTTTTAAATCTGCATCTTGTCGAATATTTTCATTAGTCAAACGAGAAATTTCTTTATCATGTTTTTCTAAAATTTGAGTATGACCATTTAAAATATCTTCATGTTTAGTTAGCATATCAGTATGATCTTTTAATTTACGTTCGTGGTCATTAACTTTATTGTTAACTTCCTTAATGGCCGAATCAATGGTAGATTCGCCAGTACCACCAATATTGTTAGTAGTGATATTACCATTTTGATCTACTGTTGCATTACCGCCAATTACATTCTTAGTGCTATTAGCTACATTAGATACATTTTGAGCCACAGCATACAATTGGCTACCATTAACTGCATCAGTGGAATCTGCAGATACTTTACCAGCTGCTACATTGATTAATTGACGTTCACCACCAACAGAACCAATGCTCATAACACCGTTAGCTACAGAACCTTTACCTGCGAAGTTGCCATATTTTAAACTACCGATTTCAGCTTCTTCTTCAGATGTAGCTGCACGGTCTGTGGACTTATTACCAACTACAACACTATTAGCTTGAGTTGTAGTGATTTCATTTCCTAATACATGTGTATTGGCTTGGCTTACTGTATTGCCTACGCCAAATGCGCTAGATTTGATACCAGTAACTGCATTGCCAGCACCAACTGCAACTGCATTAACTGCACCTGCATTAGAGTTATTACCAATAGCAACTGCACTTTCTTCAGCTCGCGCATTATAACCAACTGCTACGGAACGATTACCTTTTGCTTGAGCATCATTACCATATGCAGTAGAGAAGTTACCTTTAGCTAATGCATTAAAACCAGTAGCTGTACTAGATACACCATTAGCTTTAGCGCTATTACCTACAGCTGTGGAGAAATCTGCAGTAGCTTTAGCGGAAGAACCAAGCGCATTGGAATTACGACCAGCGGATTCAGAACCATGACCAATTGCTGTAGCATTTTCACCACTTGCTACTGCATTTTGACCAATAGCATTAGTGTTATTATTGCTTGCTACGGAATCACGACCAAGTGCTAAGGAATCTTTACCAGTAGCACTAGCATATTTACCCATAGCAATATTACCATCACCTACAGCTTGTGTTTTATAGCCGAATGCGAAAGCATTATCGCCTTGAGCTGTAGAACCATTACCGCCTACAAATGCAGATTCGCCATTGGAAGTATTATTTGTACCAATAGCAGTACCGAAATCTTTATTTACAGTATTATTTTGACCAGTAGCAAAAGAACTTACACCTGCAACTGTATTGAAGTTGCCTAATGCTGTAGCATTACCACCATATACGACATTATTATCGCCAGCGGTGAAGCTATGTAAACCAATAGCTTTATTATTGTGGCCGAATGCCACCGAACCATTGCCAATAGCTTTAGATTGGTTACCAGCCGCAAAGCTCCAACCACCTTTAGCTTCAGTTAAATAACCAGTAGCTGTTGCAAAATCAGCAGTTGCTTTAGTTTGATTACCTAACGCTACAGAATTCAAACCTGTAGATTTATTTTCATAACCAAATGCAATAGAGCTTTCGCCACTTGCTACAGATTTTTGACCACCAACGAATGCTTCGTTTGCAGTAGCTTTATTATTCATACCAACGGCCAATGTATTATTAGCAGTTGCTGTGTTAAGATACCCGCCTACTAAATTACTAGAACCATTAGCTGTATTTTTATAACCACTTACTGCGTTATACGAGCCATCTACAACGTTAGTATTACCACTAACATCATTTGCTAGCCCAGTTACATTATTATTTTGACCTGTAATAACGGAGTTATCAGAAGATACTGTATTTTTAATACCATTAACTACAGAGTTATTACCTGTAATTTTATTAGCATAACCACCAGCTAATACACTGGATGCTGCAACAGTATTGTTATCGCCGATAACCAATGCGGATCCATTACCCGCTGTATTTTTGTTTACTTCATTTAAAGTTCCTGCAACGATACTGTTTTGGCTATTTACAGTATTGCTATAACCACCAGCGAATGCACTGGAACCAGCAACTACATTATTAAGACCGAATGCTGCTGCATCTGTACCAGTAACAACATTAGATGCATATACGCCCATAGAAACTGTAGAAAGTACTGCTGCTGTTAAGATTAAAGTTTTGTTAGTTTTCATTTTAATTCTCCTTAAAATTAAATAATACTATTTTTGTAAATTAGAAATACGCTCATTTAACTCTTTTATTTGTTTTTCTAAAAGATTAACTCTATCGGATAGGTCCTTATTTGAATCTTGTAGATATCTGATTGTTTGATCTCTTTGATCTCGAGTCATTGAGCTGAACCAAATTCTATCAGTGGATGCTTGAGCCACTAATATTGAAAAAGTGAAAATTAGTAATAGAAATAAAGTCCTCCTATTCATAATAAATCCTCCTATATATAAACTATATATCACGATTATAATATATAGGTAAGATCATTATTAGAACGGTAACTCTTCGTTCTTAGGTTTTGGATTATTTTTATATTCAGAGATACGATTAGCAATAGCATTAGCTCTATTACTAATAGGAAATGCATTAAAATGGTAATCGCGTTTTGTTAGTTTGCAATCTGCAATAAATTTAAATATAATATCCGTTTTAAGGATATACACATGTGTATTTTTTACCTCTTCTTCAGTTAAGCCATACTCATCGCATAGCCACTGAATGATTCTGGCATCAGATGCTTCATCTAAGCGACTGAAATACTTTTCGATTTTGGCTTTTGTATCTAACATTTTTGCACTTTGTTGTTCTTTTTCCATATATTACTCCTTATAATGCCTTGTTAAACTTAGACTCCATTTTCAACTTATTATCTTTCTTTCGATAAAAATTTTGATATGTGTATTCTAACATATCACCATTATCGTCTTTCCAAGCCCAAGTCTTACCATCTTGGGATTGGGCCCATTCATTTGATTTAATTTTAGGGAAAAATACATTTCCCTCTTTTAGAATTTTATGAACTACCGTTGCATGAATACAGTCACACACATCCATAAATTCTTCATAAATTTGACCACCGCCGATTACGTATACGTTTGCCAAATTTAATTGTTTAATTTCATCTAAGACTTCTTGCTTAGAATGAAATATTTTTACATTTGATCCAGGATATTTAGGAACGTAGTCTTTATCCCTAGTTATAACCCAGTGGGTTCTATGTGGCAATAAGCCAGGAAGACTCTCAAAAGTCTTCCTGCCCATTACAATAGTGCAACCTAAAGTACGTTGTTTAAAACGCTTTAGGTCTGCCGGAATCTTCACTAACAATTCATCATTTTTACCAATATGACGGCGTGCGTCATAACATACAATCATCGATATCATAACAATAATCTCCTAGAAATATAAATTAAAATAAAATATTAGACTGCTACTTCCATAGGTCGTTTAGGACCTGGCTCGTAGTCTTCTAAAACAATATCGTCAATTGTGAAATCATAGAAGTCTTTGATTTCAGGATTTAATCTTAATTTAGGATATTGTCTTCCTTCTTTCTTAACTACATCATATGCATAAATTGTCTTAAGTTGATTCTTTAAAACGTCTTTATGATTTACATAAATATGAGCATCGTTGATGAAATGAACTAATTTACCAGGGGCCAACCCAACGCATTGTGCGATCATACATACTAACACTGAATATTGCAATGTGTTAAATGGGACGCCTAATCCAACATCACCAGAACGCTGAATTAGAGTACAATTTAATTTACCGCGATGTACATTCCAGATAGTTTCAAATGCACATGGTTGAAGTGCCATATCATCTAGATCTGCATTATTCCAGAGAGTTACTACCATTCTACGATTATGAGGATCTTCTTTTAAAGTTTTGATTAGTTTATTTACTTGATCAAATTTCTTTAGCTGATACCCGTATGCTTTACCGATAGTGCCATCTTCCCGCATCCATTCATCCCATACATGAACACCCATTTTTTGGAGTTCACGTACATCATTAGATTGCTTTTGCCAAATCCATAAAATTTCCTTTACCGCTGTTTTAAACGGTACAAATTTTGATCCAAGGATTGGCATATCCAAGTTTTCTAAATTAATATTAAACGCCACTTGAGGTGCCGATATAGCATCAATACCTGTCCGGTTTGGGGATGTTTCGCCAGCGGCAAGGATATATTCTAATAATTTACCATATTTTAAATCATAGTCAGTTAACTTCATTCTGCTTCTCCGATCTTCTTAATAATTAACCAAATTACATAAAATGCAACAATTCCGCAATCTACCAAAACGCAGAAAAGTTGCATTACTGGTGTTAATCTAGTACCAGATATACCATCTAATAAATAAATTGGAACCATGATAATCCATGGGATTACCATATATATTAATAACTTTATTAATTTATCAACCATTTTAATATCCCTCTTTATCATTTATGATATTTATAAATCATGTAACCTATAGTTATCATGAATACTAATAACCCACCATTGATTACATATAAAAACATCATTGCCTCTTCGAATTTAGTGAAAAGTTCCATACCAAATATGAAACGAATCAAAAATCCAAATGTTGCGGTTATTACTATGATACTAGCAAATAATAAAATTAAGCTAGATATCACTTCAATTTTCGGTTTAATTCCACTCACCTCCAAGAATTCTTGTTAATTCACTCTTAACAAATTTAATATCTTTTTTATCAAGATATATTGCTGGATATATACCACCATACACTTCATTCTCCAATAAGAGTTCTATTAAAGCATTTGTGTGATCTCTACAACTATAGCAGAATTGCTCTTTAAGATCTGGCTGTTCACAGCACGTACAGAATTCATATAATCCTTTACTAATAATATAAGATAATATTCTTATCTTATCTATTTTTAGAAACGGGAATTCCATCCATACTTCATTCTTTCTGAAGTTTTTATTGAATGATTCTACCATATCTTTATAGAATGGTAAATGATAAACTCTAGAATCTCTATCTAGAGTGCCATCTAACACTATATTTAAATGAGCTCCACCAATAAATGGAACTACGGAATTTATAGTATTTACCATCAGCAGATCATAAGAATTCTCTGCATATTCGGCATATTCATCTAATTCAGGGATATCTCGAACTACTTTGAGAAATTTTACATCTGAATTATTATCTTCATTAATATGAGATATAAATCTTTCAGTATATTCCTTTTCTAGCTCTAATTTCCCTTCATGTATTAAATTACTTTCAATATGTAATGCATACACATTCTTTACATTTTCTAATTCTGTTTTAGTTCTGATAGCTATATCTAATAGTGCGGTAGAATCAAAGCCACCAGAATATAATACAATGAGATTGACTGTTGTATCATCCGGTATACCTTTCAGTATCCCTTCTATAGCATTCACTCTATTTTCTAACATTGTTTCTCCTTTTAGAATTGCTATCAATCCCTAAAAGAAAATCGATTAACCATGAGCAACCCATTAACATCAACCCTATAATATATAGAATTAACTCTGTGGTTGTAGCATATGTCGCAATAAAATCTTTTGATGCTAGCATAAATACTAGCAACCCCAATAGTACGCCTAGATTCATTATTGCTTAGCTCCTCTAAAAACATTAACAATTGCTTTAAAATCTAATCCATATACATAAAGCAAAACTGCTACTGAAGCTAACACTAGCACGATGCTAGGAATAGCTAAAATAATATTCTCAGCAGTGATAGCTAAGAATAACTCAAAACCAATTACAAATCCTACAATAAAAAATACTTTACTCATAATGAGCACCTCCAAAATAAAATTAAAATATAAACTAGAAATATTAAGAATCATATTTCACCTTTATAATATATATATATAATTCTTTAAGATTACAAAAAAAAATAATGGAAGAAGGAGGTTGAACCTCCTTCTTAATTACTTAACCATTACTGGTCTTGCAGTCATATCAATTACACTTGTATCTGCATCATATTCCATATTATGACTAATCAAGAAACATTGCTCGCAACCAACCATAGTAATTAACTGTTTAAGTAATCCTATAAATTGGATACGGTTCTCTGTATCTAGACCGCCATCGATTTCATCTAACTTAAGAATATTATAATCGGTAGATGAATTGGATAGAATCGCAAATGATAGAATCATACTAATCATACAAATCTGACTTGTACTCATAGATGAAATATCATCATTCAATAATCCATTACCTAAACATGGAATTCTAAATTCAGCTTCATTAATAACAAATGGCTGAATGATGAATTGACCATTGAATATTAAACTTAATAATTCATTAGCCTTTAAAATAATATTTCCCATATACGTTCTCATAAACACCGTCTGAATGCCCGTAGTCGGGGACAAATAGTAACGTACTGCTTCGAGAATTGAGAAATTTTTATTATATAGGTATAAGTCCCTTTGATAGTCTTCTAGGAGGGTTTTATTTGATGCTATAGAATCTCTATCTTGAAGAATGATATTTAACTGCTCATTCAATCTATTAGATTTTTCCTTAGCAGAATCTAAATCAACTTGCAATCCAGATACTTGTTTAGCTATATCTGATAAAGAGCTCATTTTATTTTCTAAGTCTTTGATATTATCTAAGTCACTAAGTACTTTATTAATGATATCATAGCTATTAGTATAAGCCTCTATCTTATAATCAAGAACTTCACGCTTATATTTAAGAGATTGAACTTTTTCATATTCATCAAGAATATCATTATCGATTTTAGATAGACTATCTCGTAGATCTTTTATATTAGAATCTAATTCTTCTATTAGAGATTTATTTGCTTCATATTTAATAGCTGGCTCTTTTAATGATTCTAAGATATCTTCATATTTATCTTTAGTAATCATTATATTATAGACACCACGAATTCTATTAAATTCAGTATTAACTTTTTCCATATTATCTAAACTTTCTAGAAGATTATATGGATCAAGAATATAACTGATCGGAGTCTTGTCTAATAGTTTTCTAAAAGACATAATCATTCCATGAAGATTATTGAATCTATTCCAGAAATCATATACTTCAGTATAGAATTCTGATTTAGATTCTAGTTCTTTTATCATCTTATTAATCTCAGATATCTCTTTATTGATCGAATCAATTCTAGATTCTGGATTTTTAGATGATGCATCGATGGCTTCTTTTACATAAGCACAAGAATCAATCTTACACTCTTTAGGCCTAAGAGCTAATCCTTTAGCTTTGTCAAAAAGAATTTCATAAGCACGTAATTCTGATTCTAAATCCAATAATTCTCTAGATAATTTTCTATGCTCTTCAGAAATGATTGGTAACTGATTTATATAGTTTCTGTTATTATCTAAAGTAGATCTTACAAAGTTAGATTTATCTTTTCTTGTAGTAGAATCTAATCCATTATAAAGAGTATCTATAACTGGGACTATCATTTCTACTGCATTGATAAGACTTTCAGCTTCAGATGTATTCTTTACATTTAAATTCAAAGCTTTAATTTCTTTATCAATTTCAGAAATCTTAGCTTTAGATTCATTATAAAGATTCAAATCAGATTCAGAGAAACTATTATCTAAAATAGAATCTCGTTTTGTTATCTTGACTTGAAGTTCTTCATAAACTTTAGTCTTTTCATTTGTTAGAGAATCAAGCTTAGTACTAGCTTTAGCTTCATCTGAAATAACTTGTTTGATTTCATTATTAGATTTCTCTAAATTCTTATTAATCAATTCATATATTTCAGTTGTATCAGTAGTGTATGGAATTTCACCTTTACAAATATCAATTATAGTATTGATATCTTTATCGACTGTAGCTTTGAGTTCTCTTAAACTTTTCTCTGCATTATAATAAGTTTCTAAGTTATTATCTTTAGACAAAAGTTCAATTTGAGAGTCTAATTTTGCAGTCTCTAATATTGCTTGATCTCTTTCGGCAGAAACTAATTCTACTTGTCGAGTTATATTATTAAATCTAACATTCAATTCTTCTATATTACCAATTTGAGCAATCTTAGAAGAGATTGTATTAATCATACTTTTAAAGTTTGAGTATTTCTTAGTAACGACTTTATACATGTTATTGTATACTTCGATACCATTGATAATACTATTAACAAACTTCTTACGTTCTGCTGGTTTCTTATCTGCTAACCCTCTATCTTCAGAAGATAATTGAGATAGAGTCAAGAAGTTAGCATCTAAATTAAATAGATCAAAGATTATATCCTTACCTGAAGTTACATTCCAAGTTGGATTTAATTCTTCTCTCTTATTTCCTTTATAGATTTGAAGTTTAACTTGACCTCTAGATCCATCGGATTTAACTGGATGAATGTAAACGATCTCATAAACTTCACCATTATATAAATATCTTAAAGATTTCTTACCTTCCAACCCAGGAATGATTGCAGTATTATCATCTTGGAGTGGAGATAAAGCTTTCAATAAAGTTGATTTACCGGAACCATTAGATCCGCGTATTATAATAATATTAGAGGTAGACTGTGATAAGTCTACCTCTAAGATATTGTCTCCACGACCATTATAGATTCCTATGTAATTCTCAAGTCTTATGTAAATAAGTCTCATATTATACCTTTTCAATTTTGTAAAGTCTACAGTTATTGCCGATTCCCATAAAACTGCGTATTACAATTTTATCACCGACTGAAACCATATCATAATCTAATTTAGAAACTGGTATTGAAAAATCGCCATTAATTTCTACATTGTAAAAGAGAGGTACATCTTTTCCTTCCCTCTTACTTGTTATTGTATACTTTGGAGATAATTTTACATAGTCTATAAATAAAATTATCATGAATATAATAATCAATAAGAGCCCACATATGAGCCCTAATTCTAAAGTCATTTTTATACTTCCTTCTTAATATTAAACTATTTGTATGTGTAATATGAGATACTTTTTTATTACTTAGAGTTATAATATGCTAGCACTACTATTGCTAAAAATATAAATGCAGTTATAACTTCTATAGGAATATCACCTGGAGTGGTTAAATTCTTATAAAAGGTAACTGCCATAGTCAATAGTATTACTAGAGTTATGAAGTCTAATTTCATTATTTATTACCTGTAACCTTAGACTGTTTTCTCTTTTTAGAATATACTAAGAATGCAGTACCAGCGATAGATACAAGTAGCGTAATCCAAATAGGAGACACTAAAGTTAATCCATCTGGAAGTATGATAGCTACACAGATAGTAAGCAGAATAGAGAGAAGCATATATAAGGTCCCAACTATCTTAATAAAACTAAATACTGACATATTACCTCCGTGGATGAGTTATGATATACATTACTGTCAATAACAACATCGATATCGAAGATATAAAGCCGATATTAGCAATAATGCATAGCAAACCAGATAAAAGTAGTATGGTAAATGCTAAATTGGACATGATATCATTCCTTGCTATACTTTTCTATAATTACTAGTAGGGCTTTGAATATCTTATAACCTAGAAATAGAATTAAAGCTGTCAGAATGACTGATGTCGAATAAATAAACAATAGGATTCTACCTTCGATAGTTTGAAGCATATCGGATATAATGTAGGCAAAGCAACTAATATAAATTATAGCACCTATGATGTATAAAATTTTATTTTTTGTAATCATAAGGGTTTCTCCTTTCTTTATATTATTGCTTTGTTTTAACTAAAAATCAGCCTTTTCTTCAGTTGGACATGGTAATCCAAATCTCCAGTCGATAGAAGATGTATGCCCGCATTCTCTACACTTGAATTTATATAGCTGGTAATTGCTTAGTTTATCTTTTACTTCATCTTTGCTTAACATGCTTAGATATGAAGAATACTTTACAATAGAACCATTAATGGTTACTATATCCATATTCTTTGATCCACATTTAAGACATGTACTAGCACTTACAATTGCCTCTTTCATATTAATTATCCTCAAAAAATAAAAAGGACTTGGGTATTTGACCCAAGTCCATAATTATTATTTATTATTCATTTGATCTAAAGCTTTACGTACTTGATCTTCAATATCATTTTCGAGACGTGTCTTTTTTTCGTCTTCCGTTTCAGGTTTGATTTCTGTAATACCTTCAGATTCAATCAAATCTTCAATGCATTTTACAATGATATCCATAACTTCTTTTTGGATAGTTTCAGGAATTTCATTATATAATTCAACTTCAGAAGAATAAACTTGAGCAACTTTTACAACATCATTCAAATCTCTAGATTTAGCTAAAGAGATGAATGCATCACGAACTTGAACAGTATTAACATTTTGCTCATAAAATACTTTATCAATAGTATTCAATAAGCGTTTTAAGTTAAACTTAGGTTCATTAGATGCATCAGTAATTCTTGCAGTATTCTTAGGAGAGTAGAAAAGATTTTTATATTCTTCCTCTTCTAATTGATTTAATACTTCTTGCAAAAATCCTTGAGAATCATTGATTTTAAGTTTTTCACATTCATTCATAATAACTTCAGTTGCTTTAGATGTATGGAATTTAATATATCCAGTTACATCTTCCATATATAAGTTATTGAATACGAAGTCAATATATGTATACATCGTATGAAGAGTTACAATTGGAGACTCTTTATCATAGATGTATGTAAATAATGCATTAAAGAAGGAGTATAAAGCCGCATAATCCTTATCTCCGACCATTAATTTTAAACGATTGAAATGAATCAATAAAGTATTGATGGAATCGGTTTCCTGATTGATAACTACACTGAATGGGTTATCACCAACAGCGCTATCTGGAATATATTTATTGAAAACAAGAATAATATTTTTTCCACGTACGCTGAATTTGCGACCAAATGCTTGCATTTCGATATTAGAGTATCTATTTTCAGAATCTTTTTCAAAATCCTTTTTAATAAAGTACTCATCTACATGATCTGTCAAAATATTATAATCTGGTTCAATAGTATTAAGCTTATCCCAGTAAAGAGTTTCTTTACCAATTAATTTAGCTAAATAATGACCAATATTATGAAGATCACAACTTGCTTGTCCAACTGGATTCATAAAATATACCTCCTATTTAGTATAGACGATACGTCTAATATCCCCTTCAGCTACTTTAATAGAGTCAGGATATTTAGCCGCAGACATATCCAAAAGAATATCAGTGTACTCTTTTGGAACGCCATCTACAATAACTTTACCAAACTTAGCACGACGACCAAGCTTTTCTTCACGAATTCTGATTGTTTCCATTTGTGTTCTAGAGAACACAAAATATCTATAATAAATGTCTTGTGGCATATTCTTATTCCTCTAGTCTTCAAAGATAATAGACCCACTATCTTCCATATTAATGAATGCAGGTCTTAGTTGAGTTTCGAATGCTTTTGTTGGAGCAATCTTTCCAATAAGATTACCGAGATATTCTGTATCAAATGCTACAGATTCAGGATTGCGATCATCAGTTAATTCTAAACCAGCATCTTCAGCGAGAGCTATTGCGGAAGTATAACCTTTTTGATCTCTATAAATCTTTAGCAATTCATCAAAATTAGCATCCCAAGTATTTGGTTCTGGTTCATTGGTAAATGAATTATATTCAAATACTTTATCGTTTAGTGGACAAAGCATACCACCAACACCAGGATCGGATGCAGAAGATGTATTAACATCGATGATACCCAATTGAGAGATATCTACTGCACGAATATTTTGTGCTACTTTCTTACCATTACCTTCACCTGGGCCAGATGGGCCTTTGATGGTATATTTCAATTGTAAGAAAGAATCACGATCATTAACCATATTTCTAAATCCTTTTAGATTGGACTTCTGTAATTCAGCAATCAATGCCATTGGAGGCGTATTCAATTGCTGTTTAATACGAAGCACTTCTACATTAGGATCTGGTTTTTCTGGCAAGCGACGTAGTTTAAGATTGATAATCATAATATACATCGCTGCAATATATTCAGACCAACGAATACGTTTAGATGAAGCATCTAAATTATCCTTTAGACGAATATAAGAGAACTCACTAGCCATCCATTTCAATACACTATAGATATTAGACTTAATTTCATCTGGCAATCTTAAGCGCTTTTGAGTTGGAATATCATATGAGTTTTCTAAAGATTCAATAATTGCATTACCTTTAGTAAATACTGAAGTTTCAGAACTTACAAAGTTAAAACCAAGTTTACAAATCCAGAAATCTGTATTATAGATATTGTCTAATATAAACTTCTTGGTTGCATATTTATTGATAGAGATGATGAATGCCGCTACAAAAGATTGTAGAATTCTATCAGCATCTAAAACACTTCTAACTGCAGAGATGTAGATAGGAGTTTTCATATGACTGTTTTGAACTACAAATGTATCATATTCATCATCTTGAGGATCTTCTTCAGTAACTTTAATTACATGGTCAAACTTAAATTCAGAAATTGTTTTATACCACCCAAATCTAGCAAGATAATATTCAAATAAAGTTACTTTATGATCAAATAGATAAACACTAAATGATGCTAACTTCTTAAAGGTTTCACCATCAGATAATTTAAACTCAAAGAAGTTACGAAGCATCTTAACTGCATTAGAGTTAGTCTTCAACGTAATAGATTGAGTCTTTGCTGATGCTGAAGAGGTATTATTATAAGTACTTCCATCAACTAATTGGAATAATGGAAAATAATCATTACCATTTAGATGAATATAAGCACCATCAATAACACGTGGTACTGCAATCAATACATCAAATGTATCTTCTTGATTACCGATTGCAGTATAGTACGTTACTTTAAGAATTTTTAGATCAGAATCCTTAATAGATATTGTAGGAGTTTCTTCTCCTGTCAATAATCTTTGGATTTCTGCATAATCATCGATGACTTCGAATTTTTCTACTCGGATCGTGTAAAATTTATCACGTTGACAAGATAGAATTACATCTTTCAAATCCTCAATGATATCATCATCTGACTTTTGGAAGAATTTATCATTAAACTTAGGTCTATTACGCTCATTGTAATCAGCAATGAACTTAGCCTGATTAATCATCTGCTTCTCCCTCCTCGATGTTAGTAATCCGAACTTTAACTTGGCTACCGATCGGATTAGGTACATCTTTATCTTTATCTTCAATAATGATATAACAAGACATATCTAATGCTTCAGCAATAGTCTTCAACTTAGATAGAGTAATTGTTGGTTTTTCAAACAATCGTCTATCATTATTAAAGTTATCACCAAAACGATATGCGTACTTGTTGATATCAATATGCTTTTGATTTACAGCTTGTTTAAGAGCAATCATTTCTGGAAGATCTGTAGGTTTTGGTTTAGCATTGAAAATATTATCAGGGCTAACCAATACTGTCTCTTCCATTTCGCGTAGTTCAGCATTTTTTTCGATTTGCTCTTTCATGCTTTTTGTATTACTAAAGTCAATAACTTTCAGATTATCAACTTTATAGTTTTCTGGTTTATCTGAGGCGTTAACGAATGTAGCCATACATCCGTCAATAAATACCCCAGTCTGACCATACGCATTTGTTTTGCTTATGACTGGGTATACAATACCATCTTCTTCGACTGCAATATTAGGCTCTTCATGATGTCTAATACCTTCCTCGAAGTCATATATCGTATACAACTCACCATTAATAATAGCCTTTTTCATTTTAATATCTCCATATACTAAAAAGAAAAATATAAGGTGGTTAGATGTTGAATCTAACCACCATTTTATATTTCTTATTCTACGTCGATTAGGCTATCATCTTTGATGAATTTCTTCAAATCTGTAGAAGGTTCTAAAGCAATAGCATGTTTGCCATCTTCATCAGTTGCAGTAGCAGTTAGATATTCATCAAATGCCACTTCATAACCATCTTCGTCAACTTCATTTTTACCAAGGTTCAATAAGAAGTTAATGATTGCACTAAACATCACACGGGATACTTTGTATACGAAATCATTAGTAACGAATTTGTTATTGCTGATAGAATACATGAAACGATTAATGAAGCGTTGAACTTCTTCATCAGTCAAATCATATACAGTAGCGATATCTTTGATACCTTCTTCGTTTGTTTCGAAACGAGCTTCAAAGCTATCTTTACCTTCATCGTCTTTTACTTTTTCCAATACTACAGCAATGATAAATACGCCATTCTTATCATTGATGCGTAAAGCCACTTCGTTTTCGAACTTAGTGTTAGCTAAGAATTTAACTGCACCAAATAGGATGCATTTCCCAGCTTGCATAAATTGGTTGGAATGGAATAGAATCATCTCTTCGGATTTCAAACGATCAACCACTGTAGAAATGATACTTGTTTCCTTAACATCTTTCTTCATAATAAAAATCTCCTTTGCAAAGAAATAAAAGAAATGTATATATAAAGACACATAGATGATCAATTCTATATGTCTCCATACCTATAATATATTAATACCTTGTATTTTGTTTTGTAACTTTTTACAACCCTAATCGCTTCCTGAAATCTACTATAGTTTCAATCTGAACGCCATATTTCATGGCCTTATCAACTTTACTACTAGCAAACCCAGGTTGTGGAATTAATAAGATTGATGTATCTCTAGTTACGCCACTATCAGTGACAAAGTATCCTAATGGTGAAACCAAATCAGATAAGGTATCATCTCTGAATCCAGTGATGACTATCTTCTTTCGGTTATCTACTAGACCACAAGTTCTAACTACATTTGGCATTTCAGATATTGTAACAAGATCTTGCATGAATAAATGTCGCTCATTGATTATAGTCTCAGTAGCAACTTTACCAATACCTTTGATCTTCAATAATTTGAACTCCAATGTAGCCGGATCTAGATTCATTATTTCTTCAAGTCTTAGTTCATGTAAGATGAGCTTCCAAGATTTGATTGCAATATCAGAGAAACCTAAAGCCCCAATGATATTATAATCATAAATCTTATTTGTCTTAAGCTCGTTAATTCTATCCATGAATTTTGCAGAGTTTACTTCTCCAAGAGAAGTTAATTGATCTTTAGTTATATTGATCAATTGAGTGAATGATGTTATATTTAATTCACGTATTGTAGCTCCAGAGAAATCTCTGAAATTTATCTTCTGAAGCATATCTTCCATTCTTGCAAGCCCACGTCCAGGGCAATCTGGGTTAGGGCAAACTACAGATTTGCCGCTAATAGATTCCTCAAGTGTACTTCCACAGGATGGACAAATATCGATGAATCTTTCCAATTTATTAGGATTTGCATCATTTTCTGGACATCTATGATTTGATACATATGGCATTACATCATTTACATATGTGACATCGATTAGATCACCATACTTCAACGCTAATGCTTTGAATCGTTCATAAGAATGACCTGATGCTAAGTTATGAATTGTGCCATTGAATTCAACTGGGTCAAACATAATCATCGGAGTAATTACACCATTCTTACCAATGGTATATTGATATCCTCTGAATCTTGTAGTTCTAACCATGGCATTGAACTTAATAGCTACACTGTATTTATTAACATGGTTTTCTCGACCTAAAGCATTGATAATATTTTTATCCATATAAGATACTACAATACCATCATATGCAAAAGGCATATAATCACGATACCATGCAGCTTCATCAGTGAACTTCTTAACTTGGAATAGAAGATTTGCAAAATCCCCAACCATATATTGATAACGGTTAGGTTCTTTAGTTGCAAAATACCTATTCATAAATTCTAATTCTTCGATTCGATTATTGAATTCTAATGAAGTTGCCAATGGTACTAAAGTAATAAAGTTAATATAATCTCTAGCATTAGCAGAACCAATGATTCCAGCTATTGCAGTTCTCATATTCTTATATTCTTTACCAGTGGCATTCTCAAATTTAATCAAATCTTCTTTAGTTATAATAGCTTCGAACTTCATCCCAATAATTTCATCATTAGAAATATTATTTGGGAATCTGTATCCGGCTAGGATATCAGTTAAGTCTGTTGCTAAATCTGCATCAAGATCACCACGTGTTCTAGCACTGACGATCTGATTATTAACTTCAGCTTCAACTGATAATCCATCATATTTAATTTCGGCAACCATTTCGATTGGTTGGTTATATCCAATAAGCCCCATCATAAGATGTTTAGCTAAGAAATCTCTTTCAAAGATTCTTACTTTAGGATCTTTGTAAACCATAGCATCTTGTGCATCTTTATCTGTGACAAATTTACACTTATCTAAGGTTCCAACTAACTTAGGATACTTATGAGCAGTATCTCTTCCTCTATCAGATACAGTAGCATGATGAGTTGCATATGCTTCTTGGAATCTATTAGTAGGAGTTTCAGTAAATACTTGCTCATAAATAGTTTCTTTAGCTTCTTTTGGATAACTAACTATAGCTTCAATATAATGAGGCTCATTTTTACTAGACTTAGGCTGTTTAGAAGATTGTAACTTAAAATGCACAACTTCAGACCCAACTTGAAAATGAGGATTATATTTTCTATAAGCTTCAAGTAATAAATCATAAATACCATCTTCTAATGGTAATGCCAAGAAGTCAGTATTATTATATAAGATATTACTTATTCGTAAAATGAGATCTGCATCTTCTATATCTTTATTAGTCCAACTTGGATTGGATAATAACTTAGAAGTTACACTATTTATCATTTGTACGTTTTCTTGATCAAATACATTATCAAGATTGCCTCTTAGAAGATCGGTATATAGATCTCTTAGAATCATGATAAACTCCTTATTTATTAAAGTATTTTATATCCCGCATCATCCAGAATGGATCTGTATCATCAAATCCTTCAGGTTGTTCGGAAGACATTGCACCAGTCATAATTGCTGGAACGCAAGGTTCTTTAAAGTTCTTATATTGTGGATAATATTTCCCATTGATTTTCTTAACTGTGATTTTCAAATTCTTATCGTTATTTAGATTCAATTCACCTAAGTAACCATCTTCCTTCAAAAATGCAGGAACGTAGAAATCTTCATCAGGAATATTATATAATAATGCATTTGTAAGTTTCTTTGGAACTTTCTCGAATACTAATCGCAATCCGATAGATTTCAAATAAGTATTAACGATTTCGGCAGAACGAGATTTTGCATCATCTGTCAATACAATATTGATATCATTAGGATTACCAGTAAGTAATTCTTTTACAGCTCTACGACCAATAGGAGCAGTACTGTAAAGCATAAGCATGATTACATTGATATCATCACCAATATGAGTCAAGGCCCCAATTTCCATTTCACCTTGACGGATAGGAGTATTAGTATAAACCGGTTTATATAGTCCAGAGTTTTTATTACGACTATTTTCACCACGGTTATTACTAAAAGACATACTAGTTGCTGAGAACTTTTCTTCTGCATATTGTTTCAATCTACAGATATATTGTTTAGCAACCAATACAGGTCTTAAAGATTTTGCTAATCTATATTTTGTACCAGTAGAATCTAGCATAGGAGTTAGGACTCTACGATGTTTAGTTTCAGGGAACTCATGAAGTACTTCTCTAAGCACGTCAATATTAGTTGCTTCCTGAATTGGTAATATAGATAGAGTAAGATTTCCATCTTCGATAATAGAATTTAGATATTCTGCTCTTACAGATGGATTGCTTTCTCTAATAAAGTTTTCCATTTCATCAGCTTGAGTTGGGCTAAAGAATCTTGTAAACTTAACTAGTTTCTCTAAAGAACCATTTACGTCTTGTTTATTAAGATTTCTAATAATAGATGCTGATGCGGAATTGATTTCCATTTCGAATAACTGAGATGGATTTAGACGATTGACAACTGTAGCTTGATTGTATTTCATTTCTACATATTGCCCATCTTCTGTTTGTGGCATTAGTTCATCAGGAATAATACTTGAAATTACACCTTTACCGCCATATCGATTAGTTAACTTATCGCCAATGTGGAGCTCATTTTCTTCAAGAACGTATACATCCATTTGTAAGTTGGAATACACGTTGCTATCCATATCATATTTAACTCCATCGATTACTTGCTGACAAGTATAAACCATCTTTTGAAGGTCATAAGATAATTCACATTGATAATGAATTTTCAACTTATTAACCTTACTGATCATTTCTTCACAAAAACGTCTTTTATCTTGGTAATACATATTAAGCTGAGTATTATAGATAGACGTTTCCATTAAATCTGGATTGTTAGTTCTAACTTCGATACCTACTACAGTACCGGAGCTAGTAATCTTTTCATCAGACATATTGATATCTTTAAGCTTACTATATACTTGAGAGAATAGAGCTTCTTCTTTATTTTCTCTTCGCACTGCAGCTAAGATACCATCATTAATCTTTTCCCCAATATCAGGAATGACTTTATAGATTGCATCATTCCCATATAAGTTTAGTAAGATATCATTTTCATTTATCATGAATGATATCTTCTTAACCAATGGAGATCTAAATTTCTTAGCACAAGATTCACTAATTTCAATAGCATCTTCAGTAGTCTTATTCTGAGCTATATACATTAGCAAAACATTGATACCATCCATACGGTTATTATATTTATCAAATCCTTTAGATTTGCTAATAACCGTATCTTTTTCAATAATACTTCCTGGGGCTAATGAATCAAGATATGAATTATTGATCTGATAACCAAATGACTCTGTAATATACTTATAATCACATTTATGGATTAGATCAAGTGTATTACTTTCTTCGTTATAAACGATCAAATAATATTCATGCCCAGGATTGATTCCATATTTTTCTACTTTATCCAACACTCTTTTATTTTGCTCTGCTTGTTGAAAAGATGTAGATCTTCTTCCGTACTCATTCTCAAATCCAGTTTGAATGAATGGTACTTCTGGGTTACACAGTGCCATTGCTTGTTCGGAATGGACACTATACATTATTTTACGGCTACCGGAACTACTTGTAGGGAATGGTTGAATCAACTCTTTCCCTAATACCTGTTCTGGACTGCTTAATCTCTGTCTAACCTCATTTATTCTATCTTCTAGATTGAGACTTCCAGCCATCTTTTTCTTCCTTTCTTAAACACTTACAAAAATTAATACGGAAGAGTTTTAACAACTCTTCCGCTATATCTGATCTATAATATATAATCACTGTATTAATTAATCTTCCAATGCTTTGAATGTAGCAATTAGATCTTTTGTAATAGATGCATTCGTAGCTTGACCGCCAGTAGGAATTGGAGTAAGCAATTTTTCCAATTCTGTGTTAGCCGCTTTAACAAATGCTTTTCTAAATTCTTCATCATCAATGAATAATTGCTTGAAGTCACGAGTTCTGAATTTAGGTTCATAACCATCTAATGCTAAGTATGCACCTTTAGTTGCAATTACACCTGCATCTTTAAGCATAACCATTAAAGAATATAAAGAATCAAACCCATTTTCTTGAGAGAAGATCAATGGTGTAGACTTACCAGCTTTATTTGTACGAGATTTACCAAGAGAGATATCAACTTGTGCACCACTAAATCCGAATGTCTCTTCTTTGAGTTTGCTATCATCAAAACGAATAATATTATTAGCCAAATACGTAACAGCTTTACCACCAGGTAAAGATTCACCTTGTTTAAGATAAATCAAAGCACCTTTAGTATGCATCATTGGATTGGCTTCAATCTTTTCAGTAATATGATTGATTACTAGAAGAATGATATTTGTAGCTTTGATCAATTGCATTACACCTTTAAGCAATGCAGTATTAGCTTTAGCCATTGCAGTAGCCGCCATTTGACCGGATAATTCGCCTTTATCCGCAATACGTTCAGGTGCCAATAATGCAATGGAGTCAATAACCATAACTGTTGGAGTAAATTTCATAATAGGATTACCAGTAGAGTCTCTCATACCGGTATCATATAAGAATTTTTCCTTATTTTTAATTTTAGTTTCATAGATGCTATAAATATCATCATAGATGGACTCAGCAGTGATACCACTATTCTTAATAGAGATTCTATTAAATAATTCATTTCCAACATAACCAGTCAATGTTTCTAAACGTGGTACTGTAATACCGCCTTCCATAGACTGAATCATCATTTCTGCGTCTTCAAATTGAGAGATAATATTTGCACCAGCTTGCACTGCAAATGTAGATTTACCAGAACCAGATCTACCAATCAATAGATTATAAGAGCCATCTAATAAGCCAATATGTTTAGTTGGAACTAATTCACCTTTATCGTTAAATGTATTCAAATTATAACCATTCAAATGGTCAAAATTTAAAAATCCAGTAGGATATGCAACATCATATAATCCTTGTTCTGGACTGTATCCAGATACTTCCGCAACGCGTTGAATTAATAAGCCCATAGTAATACTCCTTTGCGTATTAATACTTTTTTAGTTATTAATAAGTTCAGAAGTTTATAAAAAATAAAAAGATTACCCAAGGAGATTCAATCTCCTTGGGCATATTTATATTAAATGATATACATTCCCTGGTCGCGTAATTCTTCTGCAATATAAACAATTTTATCATAATCAGAAGATAATTCAAATAACGAACACCGTACACCAACCTTAGTTAATTGCATCTTTAAGCATTTTTCAGAATACTTAATAAGAATACTCTTAATTTCTGACATTGGTTTTTCATTAAGCATTTCTAATAATGCATTCGTCATCATGTCATACATCCAACCATCATCTTCTTTGATATTAGATGGATATACTTCAGTCATAGAATTAAGGAATAACTCTTCCCAGTTTTCATAGAAGAGCTCCCCATATAAATCCTTAATATCTTCTTCTGAAGTTAATCTAGGATTTAAAGATGTCATTATAATGATATTAGTACGTTGAATGTTTATTGCTTCTTCTAAGCTAGAGTTTCTACAAATAGGAAGATAATCTAATAGTTGCTCATTACTACAGCAATCAACAAAGTCTAATCTTTCATATGTAGATTTATTTATAAGCTTAGAAATATTTATGATAGATTCTTTAGTCTTTGTATAGATTGGCCCAAAGTAAACTGGGTCAACAGAAAATAAGAATCCAAACATGCAATCATTCAAATGAATTACAATATTCTTTGGAAGAACTATATTTGGATTTTGGGTTAATACTGCATCAATAGTAATGTATATTTCCCCACGAATACCAAAGTTCTTATATAGATCTTCATTTGTTCCGAGATAGTATATGGAATCCATGAGATTATTCTCAAAGAATTCATATACCGCTTCTCTACTATTCCAATCTAATTTAGTTAATTCGGTTCTTATAGTTGTTAGAGTTTTCTTCAAACTAACAGAATTAGTTTTTGGAGCTTTTGGTTGAGTTGTATATTTATCAAATAATCCCATAGAATTATCCTTTCACGTTAATAAGATTATTAATAATTATCGAAGAAATCATCTTTCTTACTTTTCTTACCAACTTTGATAGTAACTACACTCTTGTCTTCAACTGCATCAAAGAAATTAGTCTTTCTATCAGTTGTAGGGTTTTTAGAAGATGCATCTTTAAGATTAAACATGTTATCATCTTCATCCATACCCATAGAACCAATCTTATCGAAGAAACTATCTTTTTGTTTATCTACAGTTGCAGTTCTTTCTTTATATTCATTATAGATCTTTTCAACTTCTTCTACTGGGAGCTTAATACCAGATGCCATAATGCAAACTCGTTCCTGACCAGCTGGAACTGTTTGAATATGAGTAAAGAATTCAAATGGTTCACCAAGTTCTTCACGAATTTTCTTATTATCAAAACCTACATTTTGGCTACGTTCAGAGGCATACATGAATACACCAATACGTCTTGCAGTATTAGAATAATCTAAACTTTTTGTATCGTAAATCATTTCTTCAAATACACGATCAAAATCAGATTGTTTCTTAATACCATCGAATTTAGCCATTTCAATAGTCATGAACCCTGGTGTCGTAGCAATCTTGTATAGATCAGTTTCATCAATATTTTGATTAGAATCAGCTAGATCTAAACCAAGATATACACGCATACGATCACAGAATTCTAAGTTAGCTTTAAGTTCTGCTTCTTGTTTATTCTTACTAGTAGCTAAGAATTTCTTATTACTAATAGCTTCAACTGTATAGTTATCTTGAAGCTCTTGGAAATATTCTACTGTATTTTGTAGACCACGAGCATCATCTTCAAATCCTGTAAATACTACAAGATGCACATTTAGATTTAATACTTCACGGATATATTTAGCCAAAATAGTAGAGGATCCACAACCAGTACCACCTTCAGAAGAAGATACAATTACAATTGCATCATCATCTGCACCTGGGAATTGATCAATTTTTAATTTTTCAGATTTTAAAGAATCAATAGTGATATTTTTGGCACGATTACGTTCTTTACCACATCCACCCATACCACTTCCGATGATTACATTGATATCATCATAATTTTCTTTCATGTCTTTTCGAGTAGTATTAATCAGAAGTACATCTTCACGATTAAATACGCCATTCTCAATTGCTTGTATTGCGGCTTTATTTCCAGCAGCGCCAATGCCAATTAATTTAGCTTTCATTATAATCCTCCTTAGACAAAAAATAAAAGGGATGGACAAATGCCCATCCCAATACTCTAAGTTTATATATTTGTTATAAATTCTATTATTATTTACATTCCACGAGATTGTCTTAATACACTATAAGATTCACTCATGATTGAATTAATGCCATTAATCCATTTATCGGCTGCACTAGCATACTGCTTATGACCATAAATCATACCATTTAGATTTGTAGCACCTTCACTGTAATAATGTTGGCTAATCCAAACTGCACCATTTACGATGCCATCAGCCATTGTTGAGCCCATATGATGAGCCGCATTAGGATTTACATCTACTGCATTAATACCAAAATAATTACCACGATCTCTTGCTAAATAAGATTTACCCCAATTAGATTCCCAGCTAGCATGTGCGAAAATATAAATTGGGTCTAATCCAGAAGCTTGAGATGCTTGAATGAAGATATCTCCATGTCCATTGAATGGAGATCCACCATTATATTTCTCCCAATGAGAAATAATATTATTCATGTCATCAACTGAAATAACTGCGTGTTGATTGGATAGATCGGAATAACGGTCTACTGAATAACGAGAATTGTTTCTAATTTCGTTAGCTCTAGCTTGTTCTGCAGCTAATGCATCTTCACGTGCCTTAACTTCAGCAGCATCTTTTTCAGCTTTAGCTTTGATTTCTAGTCTAACTTTTTCCAATTCAGATTTGGTTTTATTTTTTTCTTCCATAGTCTTGTAGTAGTTTTCATAGGAATCTTCTACTACATCAAACTTATATTTAAACCAATCTTTTAAAATAATTCTAGTGATTCTTTGATCATATTCTCTATGATTTGTCACTATATTATCTGCCATCTCTTGCACTATTGTATTTTGACGTTCTTCTTCTTTCTGTTTTTGTTCGTCACTATCTGCTCTAAGTGCAAATACTGGAACGATGGATATAAGACAAATAAGCATTGTGAGTAATGCAAATTTCATTCTTCTCATACCCTTTGACGTGCTCGATAGAGCTCGCATCGGTTTTGATGTGGAATTCATTTTCATCAGCTCCTTAATATTATAGGATCCACACAGGATTTTGTTCTAAGACATCCTTTCTATTATATATTTTATTGCATAAACATATTACCACTGCCTAGTAATATGGAATTTTTACAAAAAGAAAGTGCGATGGGGGATTAACCACCATCGCACTCATAAAATAATCAAATAAAATTATTTTTGCGATTTTTCATCTTGCTCTTTTTTAACTTGTTCATTAAGAGCCTTTTGATCTTTTTCTGTTAATTCTTCGAAACCAAGACCCATGTCTCCGATCTCATGAATTACTCCGATTTTCTTATCCATTATATATTTCCTCCATATAATATAAGAAATTTTAATTTTACCCTAATGTTTGATATTGGTTATTAATTGTTAACATATTTCTGCATATGTTAACAATTTTATAATATATAATTAATTATAATATAAACATTATAGTAAAAATATGCAGTTACTGTATATTTAGACGTAAAATTTGGTTAATTCATATTTTACCTCCTTTCAATAATAATTATAAGAGACTGCGGTCTTAGGTTACCCATCTAGTTATGGGTAGCCGATACCGTAGTCTAAAATGAATAAAAATATCCCCATAGGAGTTGAACTCCTATGGGGTATTCTTTTGTTAATTGCATCTAAAATGCTTATGAATAATTTTAATTGCGTCTCGAGATACGCTTATTTGCTATAGTCTGAGGAGTCATATTATCAATATTAATCAAGTTAGTATTGATATGGGAGCCTAACATATATACATTCATCATATTCTTAGAAAGCACATCTGTTTTACTTTCAGGAATATCTTTTAATGAAACTGTTCCAAGCGCCGAGATTGTATTGTACATAGCTTGTTTAGCTTCTGGCGAATCTGCACGAGCTCTAGAAAGTTCTTGAATTGTATTATCCATACCAGATACTACTAGAGATTCCATTTCACGGTCAGATGTAGCACCATTTTTATCATGACCTACAAGTCTACCTGTTTTATTATCTCTTGATGTAATATTTGTAGAGATAGAGTTCTTCTTAGTTAAGAACTGTTTCATTTTCTTTAAATGAATATAAACAACTAATGCTTCTTTAGTACTTACAGGAACTCCATCTTTATTCTTATATAAATCTGGAGTGGATACTTTTTCCATTAATGGTACTCCAAGTACCTTAGCTGCTTTTTCTATTTCAACGAAAGTTGGTTCTATCTTGAATATACGGGTTTGAAATCTATATGGGAATTTCTTAGAAATATATTTTAGAAATTCTTTATCGTCCATAGGTTTAAATTTTTCAGCATAGTATCTTGACATACTGCCAGTTTTATCTAAAGCATCCATAACCTTATAGATTAATTCTTCTGCCTTAGCTCGTTCTTTAGTCATATTAAACCTCCTTTAATTTAATAGAGTGTTCAAAATGACGAAAAAAAAATAAAGTAAGGAGATGGGAATTTATCCCATCTCCTATTTATTAAACTATCTATCAATAGATAGTATTATTATCGCTAGCATAGGTATGCTAGCAATAGCTAATATTGTTCCGAAATCGGGCATCTAGTTTACTCCTTTCCCGAAGATCTCGCGCACTTCAGTAATATCGTATCTACCAGATACGAATTCTGCGGTAGGGTAAGACTTCTTGAATTCAACTACATCTGAAGTGTGTGCCCTAATGGCTTTCTGTACAACTTCCTCATGTGTGATTTCGCGCTTCCACGCGGAATCATACACTACCACTGTAAATTTTACAGTGATAAGTATTGCCCAGTCAGAATCATTCTGTACTGGGATAGAACAATACGCATTTAGCGTACGGCCAAATTGCGTATTGTTAGAAGTTGGACTTCCAACATGGATCGTAGATTCACTTGCATGAATCTTCTTTTCATTTGAAACTTTCTTAATTTGATTTTTAACAGCCTCAGCCTCAACTTTTTGTTGAGCCTCGATTCTCTTCTCTACAGATGCAGTTGTGTCTGCATCAGCCTTAGGTGCATAAAGTGCATATACTGCACCGCCAACAATTGCTATAAGAATAGCAATTACAGCTATGATATTTTTTGTATTTATATATTTTTTCATTTTTTAATTTCTCCTTTTATTGTAAAAATAGCAAAGCTAATTTAAGCTTTGCTAGAGTAATAATTATACCAGGGATCGATATAACTAGCATTATTAATATTATAATTATATCTTTTTTCATTATATACCTCCTAGTATACCCATTGGCAAAGATACATTCCAGTATCCTTCAAAATGTTTTAGAACGATCTGGTTATATCCAACATCCTTAGCTGCATTTATAGCAGCTACTGCAGCCGGAGTATATCCAGTAACATATATGATGATATTGTCAGATGTCTTTTGTTGCTTTAATTTATTAATTGCAATCTTCTCCATTTGACTATATGAATTATGACCAAATAGAATCTCACTAAATATAAAATTCTTAACAGGCATTTTATGTCTGTTGCTGATGAGGCCATACTCATCAGCTTTATATGGAATTGGTTCGCAATTCCATTCATTGTTTTCGTACGTTTTAACATAATCCTCTATATCAGCTAATGAGCCAACAATATTCCAATATTTAAATAATCCCATATTTCCTCCTAATAACAGAATTCTTCAAAATAAAGATCAGCAGGTGCCTCTGATAAATCATCATAGCAGTCCTCTAAGGACTGATGATAATCGGAAGATATGTGCACAAATTGTCCGCCGACCCAACCCGAGGCCTCAACTACATATACATGTAACATACTATCACCCTCCTAAATAAATTAAAATATAAATCTCATCATATATTCACATTAATAATATATTAGTAAGAAACTAAAGTTTTACAAAAAAAAATAAAAGACCCATGGGAATAATACCCATGGGTCAATTTGTTATATTTAGTAATCAATATATTTATTCAAAGTTACCATATAAGTTATTCGGTTTAATTCCTAAATATACTTCTCTTATCTTTTCTCTGATTAGATAATTTTTAGTAAGTAGACCTAGAGAAACTTTAGCATCTTCTATAGTAAATTTAATATCAGATACTTTATCAAAGTTCTCTTCATATACTTTATTTAGCACTGAGACTATTGATTCGATAAATTTATCATCATCAACTGAATATAATGCATTATTGATAATATGCTCACATGATCTGTAAGTTTTTTCCATCTCTTCTACAAAATAGAAATCTGCATTATTTTCAAGTCTAATCTTAAGAGTATTAATAATATATACACGTACTACTAATAATGCATCATTGATAGATTTGTTTACTAAATTATTGGTGCTAAATTCATTATCAGGAATTTTGCAAAATTCAGAAACAAAGCTCATTAAATCAGCAATACCTTTGGAGAAGACTTTATATTCATAGATAGAATATGAGGCTACAAATAATTCACCAGTGATTAACATATTGACAATTTTAGCTTTAAGTAATTCTGGTGTAGCATCTCTTCTAATAAATTCTTCCATACGTTTAAAATCGAAAAGGCCAAACCCAGCTTTATCTAAAATAAGATGGATTGCCATATCTAAACACATTAAAGGATTTAAATCATTAGAATAATTTAATTTCAGAGATACTATTTGATTAGTCCCATTATAATGAGCTGTAATATTTAATCCATAATAGTTAACATCATTCAAAAGTTTAACTAATGAATCATATATTTCACAATTTTGTCTAAGTCCTGGAAAATCAGACAGCTTTTCATAACGTCTACCGATAGCATTAAGAATTTCTATGAAATATAATAATTTCTTTTCATCTTCCTTATTTTCTTTAGCATACTCTGGAGTTATATCCAAAATGTTTGCTAATTTTATACTACCTTTGAAAATATCACCATTAGCTACGTCTGCAAAATTTACCATTTTAACTTCCTCCTATAAATTAGTAAAATAAATATTTATCGACTGTCAATTTAATATCTTTAATGAAATCATCTATTTTAACTTCTTTACCATCTAATAACATTTTAAGTTGTTCACTATCTTTACTTAGATCTCTATTACAAAATTCATTTAACAGTTTTATATTTTTATCTATAATATTTTTTACATAAGAGTCATAAGTCATAGAAACGTTTATGGTATTGAGTTCATATTCCATTAAATTAATTATAGAATATGCTACATCTGCTGATAGTTTAATATTTCTATTATTAATAGTTTTTTGATTTGTTTTAAGCTTAATAATCTCAACTAATTTATCTCTTAATCTAAGAGTATATTCGCCAAGATTATTACTATTTCTATATTCAATATGGTCATAAAAGTTTCCATCAATTTCTTTAATGAAATCGCCGACCAATGACAACTCTAATGCTATCTGTTTAAATCTAGTGCTAAATGGTAAAGATTTACCAATGGTGCCAAATAAATCTGCATAATAAGAATTAAAGAATTCCATATTTACAATTCTGGTAATTATATTTATTACGAAGTCTGATTTTGATTTATTAATCCTTTTGGCATCTTCGTATAACGCATTGTAAATTGTGACATTCTCTGGATTAATATAATCATATTTATTTAATTTAAAATTTTGATATAGATTTCTTAAGATTAAATTTAAACATAAATCAATATTGAGTTCCCCAAATTCAGTTTTTGTTTGTTTAATCATATATTTAGTATTTTTATAGGTTATTCTAAATAAATTAGAATAAATACGATTCATTCGTTCAATAAATATATCACACTTAGATAGCCCATATTCATATCCAATATATTGTAATACATCACTCATGATATGATTTTTTTCATTAACAAATGAAGATTGATTAATTTTAGATACATCAATATCAAATGGTTTAGCGAGTTCGAACTCGCCAGTAAATAATTCACAATTAATAATTTTTTCTTTGATGTCTGTCATTTCTTTTTCCTCCATATATTAAGAATGACCAATATAGTAGCAATCATGGTCTACTATCATGATAATAATATATGAGTAAAAAAAAATAAACCATATTTAGAGGCAGAATAAACTGCCTCCTATATGGTAAATCAACTATTTAGATTGCATTTCATCAAATTTTTTAGTACAAAGATCCATAGCATCTAAACGTAAAGCTCCGACTATAAATTTAGCTTTAATTGAATCTCCATTTGCTAGCATATTATAAATTTTACATACAGTTCTAAAATTAATATCATATAAATTAGATAAGATATTAGTATATTTATCTAATACTTTTACAAATTCTTTATTATTAGCAGACATTAGTTCTTCATCATTATCGCTAATATCTGATTGCATCATAAAGAGAATAGATTCCGTAGCCCTAAATAAATTTTCTACATAGTCATTATTAAACTTTGTTTTATCTAATCCATCTTTGGCCATTCTAAATCTTATATTTTTAACAAGCAAATTACGCAATTCTATTACATAATCTCCAAGTTGTTCAGATTCAGAATATAGTTTGCGGAAATCAATATTAGGATTTAGTTTTTTAACAAACTGAGTCAATAGATCAATTTTATTAATTACCTTTTTATATTCCGCGTCAAATGGCATAATAGCTACATCATTTTTCAATTTAAATAAAACTCTTACATTTTTATATTGATAGAAAAAATCGCAATCTATAACTTTACATACTGTATCATATAGACCAAGATTTTTTAAATCTACAGATGCAATATCCTCTCTAATATATTTAATTAAATAAATCTCATCAAATGGATTATCTCCGAAATTGAAATAATCATAGACATTTTTAATTAGAAGTCTAATAATAATATTTTTATCATGCAATGGGTGGTTACCAAAATAAGTATAAGTAAACGTACCATCAAACGGGTCTCGTCTAATATTAATTGATTTTTTATATTTGCTATTAAGCATACTTAAAAATCCATATAAATCTTCTACTGAATAGTATTTTAGTATTTCTACAATAATTCTAGCAATACGATTAGTCGTAGATTGATCAATATGCTTATTAGGTTCTGGAACTACATCCAAACAGCTTACTGGCTCAGTTTCTTCAGTAAATAGATTTTTGATGTTAAAATTTTCAATTGTGTTTGTCATTTCTTTTTCCTCCGTATATTAAAACAAATGACCTTTAAATACACAGTTATAATATATGAGCAAAAAAGAATATGTCTATGGAGTTTAACTCCATAGACATATAAAATTATAAAGCACTATAATGAATAAGTAATGTGAAATACATAACAACTGATCTAGTATAACTATTTCTTGTAGCTATACGATTACGTCTATGAATATATCGTTTAGACGCTTGCATTAACCAGTTCTCTGTAATATCTTTTATTCTTAGAATATTCTTATCTTTAGTATTTGGTTTAGGTTGAATTGAATACTTAATAAAGTTTGCAGTTCTAACATCTTTATCTTTAGACTGAGAAAAATATGTATAAACTAATAAACTAATATATTCACGAACTTCAGTAAGTTGTTTAGTATCATTCTTAATGATATATTCAATGATATCTTTAATTTCATCAGTTCTAACTAATGAGTCAGCAGACATCTTACAATACTTATAGTTTACTGACATTGTGGATGCAATATTTACAGCTTTATCTATAATACGTTCAGCCATTAGATTATCAGTATCTGCTAATCTATATCCAGTATCAGAATAATCATCTGATGCATAAGTTATATACTGAGATTTATTTTCATATGCTTCATAATAAAGACTTGCGATATTTTTCATAAAAGATTTAATACGCCCATGAAGTTGTTGAATTAGATATACGCAATCTTCATCTTCAAAATCTCTTAAACGATCTTTATATGTATCGATCCATGTATTAGATACAGACTTAACTGCACCTAAAACACTTCCTTGAGTTTTAAGATCGAATTTACCAGTAAGCATATTGTTTACTACATAATCCATTACCCATCTATATTCAGCCGGTTGAACTTTCTTAAAGAACCCATAATGAATAGATGGATAAAACTTTCCAGAAAATGCGAGATTAATGATACCTAAATCAATGAGTTTAGGATCTCTAGTTTTCCAGAAATAACGTAAAAGACATAAAAGAATGATAGTAATCTCATCTTTTGCTGCAGCTGGGTTAAATGCAGAAATTGAAGCGTAATAAGTTTCTTGCATTAAATTATGAATATCTTTAATATTAATCTTTAGAGAGTTGCATAAATCATCTGCATCTTTTTGAGTAAAGTAGATTCTTCTACATGGTGCAATATCATATAAGTCTTCAGATCTATCAGAAATGAATTTGCCAATATATTTTTTATAAGCATTAAGATTCTTCTTAATTTGAGTTTCAATAATTGGATAGATTTTCTTTACAATAACGGTTGTATTTTTCATTATATACCACCTTTCTAAGTTATTGGATTGTTCAAGATGGCTATAAATACAAAAAAAAAGAAGAGCGGGATAAACTCGCTCTTCTTATAGAAGTTATCATTTTAGATAGCTTTTTATTAAGTAATTAGTAATTAATCTATTATTTTCTCTAAATAGATATTTTAGGTCATTCATATGCTCTTTTCTTACAATCTTATCAGATTCATATAAATGTTTAAACTTATATCCATCTGGTAAATTATACCTAGCATATAAGCTATCTAAATAATCGATATTCATTTCTAATCTAGCTTTATAATTAAGATCAATTGGGTATTTAGGATCTTTGTATAAAAGTTCATCTTCCACTAATATATTAATCAGTCTATTTACTAAATGAAATTTATGATCTAATACCACTAAAATTTGATCAGTTACCCCATTATCATGGCGTTTCTTTATTTCCCTAATAAGTAAAGTACGAGCCATATCTAACAACTCAAGCTTAGATAAATCTGATTGTTTTAGCATATCCCTATCTTCATCATATTCACAGAATTCGTATATGAATTCTAAGATATTATCAATGTGTAATAATCCGCCAATTTTATTCCTATATGAAAAAGATGAAAAGTATATACCAGAGATAAAGTCCTCTATGTATGGCACTGATAGAATTTGTTTCTTATCAACTTCATTTAATGCAAATTTGATATATTTAAATGCATCGATACCACCTAAAATATTAACATCACGGCTATAAGCTTCAGATACGATAATCCTAATAGCAGTATCATATGTAATATATGGATTAGTAGAATTCAATTCTATTCTTAGAGTGCCAGGTCTGATGTTATCATTTTTATCATATTCACAATCTAATGTAAATCCATATTCATAGAAATTTAGCATATGAATAATATCTTTACAAGTTTTATACTCGTTATCAGTATAGCCTGCTTCAACTAATACGTGTAGAACTTCTTCTAATCGTAGAAGTTTTTCTTCTACTTTTTCGCATTCATGTGACTCTTTAGATAAATCGATATCATAAAAATCTTTTAGATTAAAATCTTTAAAGACCCTATGATTAATAATATCAGATATTGTAACCATAATAATTCTCCTTGTTCGGATTATAAATCTAATTTACATTTTTCAATATATTCAAATATTTGTCTATTATTTTCACTAAGATTAAAGAATAACATGAGCGAATCTTTCTTTGCATTAATAGACTTATTATACACTAAATTGAATTTGTATTCTTTTGGTAAATTATAGTTCTTATATAATAAATCTAGACTATTTAAATAACTAGAAATCTCATCTTCATTTAAATGAGTTGCTGTTTTATTTGTAAGATATTTACCTTTGAATATTGTTGATATTATGTGAGAAGCGGCTTTGTATGTATTATTTAAATCATATAGCACGGTATTAACAACCCCAGCATTATGACGTTTCTTAATAACCCTAGCAATAGAATTGCGTGCATTTTTAAGTAAATCCTTTACTGGTAGATCTTCCTTAACAAAAGAAGTATCTTCAAATTTACAATATCTAACTGTAAAGTCTAAAAGATCAGATGCATATTCCGAAATACTACTATAATTTTTATATTTATAAGATGAGAAATATACACCAGTGATTAGATCAAATAATACTTTATATTCAAATCCATAATCACCTTCGTTAATCTCAAAATCAGTATATAAAGGAATTGAAATGCCTTTAAACATTGATACATTTGTAGCTTTATAATAATAGTCCATTACCATTCTAATAGCAGTATCATATGTTACATATGGGTTTAAATGTGGATATAGCTCGATAGATAAAGATCCTTTTTTAATAATTCTTAAATCCTTATCATCATAATCACATTCTAAATTAAACCCTAAACCTTCATTATTTATCATTTCTATAATGATATATGTAGGATCTCTATTTGGATCTTTTGTATAATCACCAATTAAATTTAATACTTCTTCTAATCGTAGAAGTTTTTCTTCCACTTTTTCACACTCATGCGATTCTGGGGTATCATCGATATCTACATAATTTTTTAATTCGAGATCTTTAAATGCTTCCTTACTCCATAACTCTTTTAATGTAAGCATATATATTCTCCTTATTTAGAAACATCAAAACATGATTCAATCCAATCATTTACAGAATGAATTGCGGTAGATCTTAACTTGATGAAGTTTTCAGTTAAAGTAATATTATTATCATATTCAACTACAGTATCAAAAATATCACTCAAGAATTTAGCTAGCTCATCGAATATTTCTAATATACGACCATCATTAATACGATTATCATAGAAGTATTCTTCATATCTAGGGAAGATCAAACCATCTAATAAGTATTGGAATTTGAGTAATGTATCGCCGTATTCATACTCAGCTATACCATCGAAACTTTCCCATAAGATTTTAGATCTATCATTTAGGAGTTGGTTATTCAAATCAGCAAGGCAAGGAACTGATATGAAATTATAGAAAGATCTTAGCATTAATCTAATAGCATAATCAATGCTCATTATTGGATTTATGCGTTTATTAAATGCAAAGTTCAATTTAACAATCTCTGAATCTGGTGAATCATATTGGCGTACAATAGTAACACCATACCCATATTCATTGAAAATATTAATAAAGTTATTAATATATCCACCTGGGATTTCTTCAGTTATAGAGTGAAGTACATTAAAAGCGGCTAGTTCTTTTTCCGCATCAAATTCAGTTTTAATATTATCTATATCTATAGTAATAGGGTCTCTTAACGCTAAATGCTCAGTAAATATTTTTAATACATCTTTTGAATCTAACATTTTACTTTTCCTCCCGTTTTTGCAAAGCCTTTTTAATATATCCAATGATATCACTACGAAGTTTACAGAAGTTCTTACGTAGACTTTCATTCGTATCATATCGATCTATAAAATCGCCCCCACTTAATTGAAAAGCTATAATATCTAATTTATTATAAACGCTTAAGATTCGATCATAAGTAGGATGTAAGATTTTATTGTCTAAATAAAAATCATAATAATGAGAGCCAAAAATACTACCTAATAAGAGCTCCATTAATAATTTTTCATCATCTTCTTCTAAATGCAAATCATCTATAAAGTCTGCTAATTCTTCAGGTTTATTAAAGATATCTATATATACGTCAACTACACCGAGATATTTATATAGACATACTAGAGCAAGAAAAATTGCAAGATCAGTACAAATCAATGGATTTATTTCCTTATCATAATAGAAAGTGTAATCATCAATATTGAATTCAAAGTTATCAGCATTTATATCTTTCTGAGTATCATCCCAGATTACACATCCAAGGTGTTGGTCACTAAATATATCAATAAATTCCCATACTTTAAAGTCTTTATTTTCCTTATATATAGTTTCTAGAACTTTAAGAAAGTACTGTTCCTTTTCTGTATTATTTTCAGTTTCTTCAGTAATATCTAGAAAATTTATTAACTCTAAATCTCCTGTGAAGATATTACCTTTTAAAATATCATCTAATGTCATTTAACTTACCCCTTTGCAATGAAGCAATAACACTTACCGTTAATTCCAATTACTAAATTATTTTTAGATTTTTCAGAAATTAACATTCCTTCAGATTTAGATGTGAGTATACAATCTTTAAATACATCATCTTTATATCCAATAGAATTACTATAGTAAGCATTTAATAAGTTAAGTAAGAAGTTAGGTATTGCTGTTTCTCTATGCCAAGTAACTTCAAACTTTATATTACGTTTCTTAATAAATCCAAACTGTCTTCGTTTTAGAAACTCAGATGTTATAGGATAATTAATATCTTCTAATTCCCTAAAAGCATCTTCAATTAATTCAATATCAAGATTATCACTTTCACCTAGTAAGTCTAATATTAAATTTTCGATTACTTTAAAGGATTTATCATATCTTTCATCTATAAATTGAAATGGCATTTGAGTATCCCGCATTCATTATTAATTGCATCGCTGAAAAACGATCTTAATAATATGAACTTCTTAAGTGGATCAGTTTCATCTATGATATTATAAGGCATTTCTCTCTTGAAATTATCAATCATGATTTCACTCAACTCAAAATATTTATCTATGATTTTCTTAGAAGTCATATTTATTTTAATTTCATTTACTTTAAGTAAATTTAATTCATCAATTAGTTCTCCATTAATTAATTTCATGATTAGATCTATTTCTTCTTCTTCTAATCTTAGATCCCCATTACGGCTCCAAAGTCTTTCTTCTACATCCCAATCAAATTCAGGAGTTTCATAGCCAGCGAATATCATATATTTATATAATTGCTTTACTACCATAATCATTAAATAATTAAATGACCCAAGTAGATCATACTTAATAACAAAATTATTAGGACGTGGATTAAATTTACTAATAAATCCATTATCATCAAATTCTAATAATGTACCAAATGAGAATAAGATGGATCTAGAATCAAATCCTGGAATATTATCTTTCATTAATTTAAGCATATGGTTTAATATATTTAGTTTATAAATTTTATTATAATCATCATCAAAATCATATAAAGTAAATGGAATTAAAGATGTTTCTTTTTTATTAAAGATATTACCTTTTAGAATATCATCCCAAGTAATATCTAAAGTTGTTTTTGGCTCTATTGCACTTAATGTAGATACATCAATTTTAGGTGCATCCACTTTAGTTACATCTACAACTAATTCACTATCAAGATATTTAATAATATCATCAAGATTTTCAATATCTTCTTTATAATAAGTAAAATAGTCATCTTCAGTCTCAATGCATAAGTCGCCATCAGCCGCACTATAAGATTTGATTTCAGATAATCTAATTCTTTCCGTTCCTAATTTTACAAACTTCTCCATTTTTTTCTCCTTCTTTTAAATCACTTTAGTTAAGCATAAATAAAATATTAGACCTAGAATCACAAATGCTTCGATAATAACTGCCCACATTAAATAATCGGCAATTTTATCTTGAGATTTTGTCTTATCTTGGAATGTAGATAATTTCACATACTCATTTTCTAATTTATTATTAATCAAAACAGACCATCTACTTAAACTATTAACCCTATTATTGACTTCATAAATTCTTTCATTTAAATTATTCAATTCCTTTTCAGCAGATTCTTTTAATGCTAAAAGATTACTAGCAGTTTTATATGAAGCTTCTCTAATTAATTCAATAGCCGCATCACTTTTATCAATTGAATCTTTAAGATCTTTAATATCACTACCAATACTGGTAGTTAGATCACTAAATTCAGTATTGATAGTTCTTTGTAGTTTTTCCATTTTAATATATTCCTTCCTATTTGGTAGTAAGTAAATATGTACATACGATAGCAATAATAGACATTCCAATCATTCCCTCTAATACGATGACCATGTATGCATGTTTGAAATATTTTTCCATTTGCATCATTTCACCTTCTTTATCCATTACTTGCTGTTTTAATCGCGCTACTTCGACATTTAGATCTTTAATTATTTCTTCTCTAACATCGATAAGTTCAATTGTTTCATTTTTTGAATCTTCTTTCATATTAACCTCCTAATAAAATTAAATTACGTATTTCATATCTATAATATATACCTAAAAAGAAAATCACTAAGAGACTTAATCCCTTAGTAAAACCTATTTAAATTATTGTCTAAAACATGTTAGTAAATTAATCTATACTGCTGCAGGAGAAACTGATTATGTTTATTAAAGATATGACTACCGCTGTAAATGAAACATACTTTGGTAAGTCTAAAGAATTAGAAATTATTGAAAAATCATTTGATAAAGCTATACAATCTAAAGATAAAATAGATGCCTCATCGTTAGGTATTGTAGCAAAACAACTACAAAAGAAATTTGGATTTGATAATGTATCAATTGGTATTGATAAAACTCCAGGTCTAAATGCATATACATATATTGATATTGCAGATATTAAGAAAATGAAAATCAAAACATCTGAAGGATATAAGGCACTACCTGGAAATACTTGTAGTATTCTCGTAGTATTTTCTCCAGCAATGTTAAGTGGTGTCCTATCTGGTAAAGAATTGACTGCTATTACGCTTCATGAAATTGGCCACCAATTTGCATCTAAGAGAATTTTAAATAGTAGCTCGTTAAGATATATGGCTAGCTATATTAGAGGACTCTCTGAGTTAGATAAAATTATTAGAATTGCATCTCAAGAAACAAATTCTATTGCAGATATGTTTATGATGATCCGTAGAGTGGTATCTAAACTTACAGAAGATGCAGTATTCGCAATTAAATATGTAATCAATACTTTGATTCTACTTAAAGATATTCTTAAAACCCCAACTTTAAAAGATACATATAATCTTATTGGGGATAGTACTAAATCCAATAGAATAATGAACTATATTAAGAATTTTGATAAAGTTAAAAAACCTATAAAAGTTCATGATTTAGAAGAAGAAATGGCTGATAGCTTTGCTACCATATATGGGTATGGCCCAGAATTAGCTTCTGCTTTAACTAAGATTGAAGCGTCTGATATCGATGAAGAATTCGACCCATATGATAACTCTTTCTATAATTTATATATTTATATTCCAATCTATACTTTATTATCTTATATTTGTACGTCTGACTCTGGTATTGCTATTCAAACTAGCCGACGAGTATATGCGCAACTTCTCACATTGAGAAAAGAAATGAATAATATCAATACTGATGCTAAAACTAAGAAACGTATTCTAGCAGATATCGATGAACTAGAAAAAGTATATGGTAAATATATTGATGAACGTATCGAAGCTGCAGAAAGAAATAAAGTTAAATCTGCTACTGATAGATATAATGAAGAATTCTGGAATAGAGTTTTAACTAATAAGAGAGATAATGAATTATTCTCTTATAATAAACTCGGTGAATTACTTAAATAAAATAAACCCCCAAGGTAGTTGAACTACCTTGGGGATCATTTTTTGTATAGCATCCGAATTGAGAGAACTGTAGAGTAATTAATATTTTCACAAAGGAGAATTTGTGTATAAAAATAGTTTGCTACTGCTATACAAAACTTCAAACTACCTATGTGTTAGTATTTTAATAATTTATTATTAAAAATTACAAAAAAAAATAAAACACCCCATAGGAATTTATCCTATGGGGTATTATTTCTTAGTCTACACTTCTAATCAGTAAAGATTTTACAACTACATCTCTACCATCAATACATTTTGTGCCAGCTGAGATAGAACTTCCAACAGGAACTTCGGATACATTAACTTCCTTAACTCCTTTTTCAGTTACTAGCTTGATGATATCATTATTATTCACAATATGAATATTAACAATATTATCAGTCTTAGCTAGTTTAACTACAGAACTACCAGCTTTAGCTCGTTGACTTGTAGGTAATGCTGCAATACTGAATTTGTTCAAATAACCATTTCTAGTTACTACAATAACATCAGTCACATCTTTACCCGCCACTAAACACATTCCATCTACATATTCAACTGTTTTACTACCAATAGATCTTACGCCTCTAGCAGAACGTCGGACTAATGGAATATCTTTAGCAGAGAATCTTAAAGCTTTCTTATCAGAGAAGACAACTACATCTAAAGCATCTCCGCCGACAACTATATTCTTAACAAAGTCATTTGGATCTAACTTGGTATAGAATATACCGCTTGCAGTTAATGAAGTGAAATCATCTAATTCCATCTTCTTAATAAAGCCATTATGGGTTAATACCATAATATACATAGCTTGTTTAGAATCTGCAATTTGTTTGATTGCTTCTTCTTGATAGATAGCGATTACATTAGCTGTAATCTTTTTATTCAAGAATCTGATATCAGTACCAGCATTAGATTTATCAGACAATGGAATCTTATGAACTGGATAAGAATAACACTTACCACCAGCATCGAATAAAATTACATTATCAGTATTATTAATCTTAATAACCAATTTAGGGTTATCACCTTTAACCGCTTTGATAGGATCGTTCAATCCAACCTTTCTAACAAAGTTAGATTCAGTAATGATAACTTTAAATTCCCCTTCTGGGATATCAGATGCTTCAGCTTGACTAATTACTCTAGTATTACGTTTCTTGCCATATTTAAGTTTGTATTCTTTAAGCTCTTGCTTAATTTCTTCATTAAGCTCGTGCTCATTACGAATCTTATTAATGTATAAGTCACGCATTTGTTCAAGATTCTTAGCTCGTTCAATATATCTAGCTAAGTTATGTTTAGATAGATATTTCAATGGAGCATTAATAATAGTCTTAGCTTGAAGATCAGTAATCTTGAATTTCTTGACCATATCATTTATCAACTCTTCATCATTACCAGTTGATTTCTTGATGCGGTTAATAATTGTATCAATCTCACCACTAGACATAACTCTGATATATGCATCATATTGATGATAATCAGTCATTGTCTTTTGTAGAAGATTATAATACAATCTAAGCTTTGTTACTTTACGGAAATCAATGAATCGTAGTAAGTATTCTTTATATCCCATATGAACAATTCTTCGTTCACATACGACTTCAAGATTTACACGACAAGATCTTTCCATTGGAGTATATTTGAAAATTGTATCTTTAACAAACTTAGGATCAGCCCCAGGTTTCAATACAATAATACATTCCAATTTATGATCACCATCTGAGTTCTCATAAATATTATGAATTTGAGTGAGAATATTCTTCTCCATCAATTCTTCAATCTTCTCAGTTACAGTATTTAGATATACTAAATCTGGAAGACTATGAATAAACAAAGCTTGTTTACCTTGGAATTCACCGATATCAATTCTACCACGAACTTTGTAATTGCCAAATCCAGAATTGGAGATGGCTGCAAAGTCAGTATCGATTATATCGCATTCCATTGGAGAATCAGGAATCAATACTACTTTAGCATTTGGATTATCAATAAGCTTAATTGTAGCATCAATAACTTCATTGATATTATGCTTAGGAATTTCTACTTTGAATCCCACACTAATACCAAATGAACCATTAATCAAAAGCATTGGTAAATTAGGAGCTAAATATTCTGGAGCTTTAAGGGTCCCACTATAGTTATCTTCCCAATCTACCACTTGATTGGATTCTTTTAAATCGCCAATAACCGCATCAACTGTAAACTTAGCAAGTTTAGCTTCAGTGTAACGCATAGCCGATGGGCCATCTCCTTGGAAGTTACCAAAGTTACCTTGCTTATCAATCAAAGGAATATTATTTTCAAACCAGTTAGTCATAGGCTTCATAGAACCATAGATAGATGATTCACCATGAGGATGATACTTATCCATTACAGTACCTACGATTGAAGATGACTTAACAGTCTTGGCACCTTTGATATCATTATACATTGCATAAATGATTTTGCGTTGAACAGATTTAAATCCATCTCGGAAATCTGGTACAACGCGATATAATGCAGAGTATACTGAGTATAATCTCATATCATCAGTATACTGCTCTAACATATTTACGTCTATTTCTCTACCCACAGTGGTATCCTCCTTACTTACTTAGTTGTTGACGTATCAGTGAAATTTTAGTTCCCACTTATACCTGCATCAAGAGGAATAAAAGGCTATATAGCAGAACTATATAGCCTTGGGTAAATTAACGACTTTTTTCAATGATAATACGATTGATCTTAGTAATATTCATTTGAGCATTATAAGAAGTCAAAACGTATGCAATCTTATCTTCAAGACCATTGATTACATCTTTGAAAGTTTCATAGATATCAACTGTAACTGTATTAGTTTCTTTATTGTATTCAATGAAGTTACCTACAATTACATTGCCTTTAGATTCTGGATCATTATTAACATCACTACGAAGAGCGAAGATATTAACATTGATAAGTTTTAGAACTTCACTTCCCAAAACATCAATCATCTTTTCCTTAGTAGCTTCATCCATTTTAGGATTGAATTTTACTGGTACTTCGATACGTACATTATTGAATTTTGGTTTGTTTGTTCTGCGTTGGTTTCTCATGATTTACCTCTTTTTAAATATTAAATAGTTGTGGAGCCGATTCCGCCATTACGTACTTTCTTTGGATATTCAGCATCATTATCTGTTGTCAAATATTTAATGAAAATACCTTGAGCGAAATGTTTACCGGCTTCTATAGTTAATACCTTATCGGAATTATTCTTAACCCCAATAATGATATTACCATCGTTATCTTCATTATCCACATAGTCGGCATCGATAACTCCAATAGTAGATTTAATCTGCATATCGTAATTATATCCAAAAGAGCTACGTGGTGCAATGAATAATACTTCATCTGGATTCATATATGCTTTAAAGTAAGTTGGAATGATTGCAGATTCCCCTGGACCAATCACATAAGTCTTTGGTGCAAAGAAATCATAACCGGCAGAATGATCAGTGCTTCGATGAGGAAATACGAAAGTTAGATCTTCACTAAAATCAATAAACTTATCTTTCACCATTTCAAACTTTCTCATTCTTTTTCCTTTCTTGGAGCAATAAGTGAAGACAACACGAAGGTTGCTCTATAATCAGTACCAAATGAATTATAAATTTTAGCAAGCTCTAAGCAATTAACTTTAGAGTTTGCTTTATATAAGAAATATCTGTACATATTTCCATCAAATTGCCAGAATAAGATTGGAATCTTTTGGGTATAAACTACATCAGGTAAGAATAAGCGATGATCTGCATTTAACGCAATCACTTCTTCACCATTTAGAATAGATTTATATCCAAAGTTTTCAATAGCAAATATATTTTGTTGCTTTAAGAAATCTATAGTAATCAATCCAGTATTGATTAAAGGATCTAAGTTATTACTTTCATAGATTTCATTCCATACAATATCTGATGGATCAGAATAAACTGATAATATATACAGATAGAGGCAAATGCATGCCATACTTGGATTAGGATATGTTTGCTTTTCAGCTATCAAATCTACTCCAAGATTATAATCTCTTTTTAAGATCTTATAATGTAGAATGAATGATGTAGCTCGTCCCTTTTCATAGTAAGTTTCTATTTCAGGAAACATCTGCATCAAGTCTTCTGTATTTTCATGACCATCGATCCAAATAACTTTCTTACTACGTTGAATTATAGTACGAACTCGTTCAATGGATTTAGGGTCATTAGCAAAGAATCCAATACCAAGAATTACTACTGTTTCTTTAGTATCTAGAATCTTTAGAATGTCAGTTCTAGAGTAGCGATATGGTACCAACTTTACATTGGTACCATCATCCCACGCTAGATGTTTACGATTATTATAAATAATATTGGCCGCAAACATGCAGTCATGATTATCTTGGTAATAAATAATCATTGTTCTTACCTACTTCTTCTCTCTCAAAAAATAGTTAGAATACATATTGAGTTACATCTACATCCTTCATGAGTTGAAGTTTGTCATCCTCAATATCTTTCATCTTATCAAGTTCATATTTAATATCTTCTAAAGTATATCGGATTAGAACCCGATTACCTTTATCGCTAGGGTCAAGTGTAGAATTGAATAGCTGATCGCCATTCATTTCACCAAGACCTTTATAACGTGTTACGGATGGCGGACTAACTTTATTAAATTCTTCCATCAATCCATATAAAGATACTGTATTACCATCTACTAAGAATTCATTAGGAGACTTAGCAATATATCCTAAGACATATTTACATGCATCAATCAATGTTTCACTAAAGTAGATTGTTTGGTACTTAGAATCGACTAAACCTTCAATACCAGTCTTAGTTACTTTCAAGAATGGATATTGAGATTCAATTATCTTCTTAAATTCTTTTGAATCGAACGCTACTTTGTTACTATAAAGAACTAAGATTTTTTCTAGCAACTTAACGTCGATTGCAAAGGAGTTAGCAACTGCATCAATGTCTCTGATATAGTTAGTATTACGATCAAGTAATTTAATTACATCAGATTCAGTTAAATTAGTTTTATTAGCTAGTTCTAACTTATGAATCTTGAAAAATTCTTTTTGGAGATATTTATTATACTCAGTTCTATCAGTAAAGTACTTGATCTTACCATTGATCTTAGCACCGTATAAAGGAGGAACTGTAGCATATAATCTACCAGCAGTAATTAGTGGTTGCATATATAATAAGAAGAACTTCAATAGAAGGCTTCTAATATGTGCACCATCTGGATCGGCATCTGTAGCGATTATGATCTTTTCCCATTTACATTTTTCAATGTTAAATGAACGACCAAATCCTGCACCGATAATAGCAGTAATTGCCGCAACTTCTTCATTAGCCGCAACCTTTTCTCTTGTTGCCGCCATAGCATTAACAATCTTACCACGAATAGGAAATAACCCTTGACGTGTATTATCACGATTGTTTTTAGCTGGACCTACTGCGGAATCACCTTCCATGATGAATAGTTCAAGATTCTTCTTACCAGTAGGCTTAATAAATTTCTTAGGCAAACCAGTGATAGTAGAAACTTGTTTTGCTTTTACTTTAACACGTTCATTTTCAGATCGTGTTCTGATTTCTGCAATTTCTTTAAAATACTTACAAATCTTTTGGAGATCATTATTATTACGCTTAGCCCAATCTTCTAGACTAGCAATAGTAAGATCTCTTACAAAAGGTACCAAGTCAGCATTCGAAATTATCTCTTTAGACTGACCAGTGAATTCTGGAGTCATATGAGAACAAGTAACGATTGCCTTAAGGCCAACTCGAACATCGCTGTTTGTAATATTTAACTTGCTCTTTTCAGACAAGTAGAATTTGTTCATATATTCTCTAAAGAATTTAGACATACCGGAAAGGAAGCCTTCTACATGAGTACCATCTCGTGTAGGGCAGAAGTTTCCGTATGACTTAATGATTTCATTATCATTATCAGAATCAAATGTAAAAGCAATCTCTGCTTTCATCATTTTATCATCACGTAATGCACCAAATCTAATTGGAGCAATGATTGGTTTCTTCATAATAGAAATAAGACCATCCATTAATCCATCTTTATTGATGATTACATCTTTGACTACTCCACCATCGCGTTTCTTGCCAATGAAGTTAATCTTAGCCCCTTGTTTAAGCAATGGTGTTAATGCACTGATCAGATGTAATACATCTTCGCAAGTTACAGTAGTTTCACCCATTACATCCACAATTGGACTGAAAGTTATCTGCGTTCCTTGGCGTCCTTTTTCATCAGGAAGCTTAGTTACTTTAGCAGTTTTTGGGTCACCCCAATGGAATTCAACTCGTTTACCTTTACCTAAGATATAGGAGTCAACGATAAAGAATTCTGCACAAGCATTTGTTACTTTAGCACCTACACCATGTCGACCAGACGAGAATTCACCTGGTTTTTTATTATAGTTAGATGATGTATGTTGTGAACTGAATACACGAATTAGAGAATCATGTGGAATACCACGGCCATTATCTTTAACCATGAATTCTTGATTCTCTTCACTAAATGCTGTCCATATTTCATCGCATGGACTATCATCTTTCATAAGCTCATCAGCTGAGTTCTGAAAGATTTCTCGAATCATATTAATAAAGCCTTTATTACCAGTATACCCAAGATATTGGGTTACAGTTTTTCGTACAGCTTCAGCGAAGTCCTCAATAGTCGTAATTTGGGACTCATAGGATTTGATTTTTTCAATTTGTTCTTTAGATAGTGACATAAGGACCCTCCTACTTAGCTGTTATAATTTTCATTAAAAAATACAAAAGATAATGCCCATAGACTCTTAATAAGTCTATGGGCGAGAATATCTTTTATATATTTAATCTTGCATTATACTACTAAGATTAAAGTGTCACTGTTGTATCAGTTGTTGTAGTTTCAGCTTGAGCCGCAGGTTGTGCTGGAGCTTGAGGAGCTGGAGCTACTGGTTGTTGAGCAACAGGTGGTTGTTGCATAGCCATTGGAGCAGTCATATTACCCGCAAAGCCAGCAGCGAATGGGTTAGCACCTTGAGGAGCTGGAGCTACTGGTTGAGTATAGCCTGCAAACATTTGTTGTTGTGGAGCTACCATAGGTTGTACCATTTGTGGTTGAGCTGTAACAACTTGAGCAACTTGTGCTTGTTGAGCCGCCATGTTAGGATCATAGAAACCTTGTGGAGCTACAGGCACAGTTTGATTATAAACACCATAACGAGCACCATATTGACCGTTAAAGATGTCTTGGTAGGCATCGAAACCATAACGGTTAAATGCTGGGTTAGGGTTTGGAGTTACGAATTGGCTGTTAGAAACTTGTTTAGTAACTTCTGTGAAGTTTTCTTTAGCCATTTCGTATAGATCTGGACATTTATCCAACAATGCTAGCATCATCATGTACTCGGAATAGAAATCCGGAGTGAAGTTGATAGCATATGTTTTCATTTGATTCAAAACATTTTTGATCGCGTTAACAGCACTTTGAACTTCTTCTTTGCTAAGCATAGTCAAATCGAATTCAGTGCCGCATTGTTTACAGCGAACAACATTACCTGCTACTTTTTCAAGCAGGATTTGTGTTTTGTTTTTGTGCGGACATTTAGCACGTGCCATTTCTTCACCAGTCAAATTCATATTGAATTCGCGTTTTTCTGGTTTAAGAGCTTTTAAATCTTCCGCAGTCATTGGGTCTGTAACAGTCACATCACGGAACATGTTTTGTGCTGGTACTACAGGACCAACTGGCGCTCCGAATGGTTGCGCGAATTGACCGTAAACCGGTGCTCCGAATTGTGGTTGTTGCATAAATTGTTGATTGTACATGATATGTACCTCCTTAAAAAATGTCTTATAAGAGATTTTTTGTATATATTATGCGGCTATATACACACCAATAATATACAATTACAGAAATGTTTTGGGCATGATAATTTACTATCATGCCCAATTTATTTCTAGTAATTATTTGTTTCTAATTTGGTCAACTGTTACATGACCTTCAGCTTTTGCTCTATCTTCTTGAAGCTGATGAACACGAGCTGCTTCAGTAGCACGTTCATCATATTCATGTCGAATTTCTTCAAGTACTGCTTTAGGGGTAGTATTTAAGAAGCTATTAATATCTGGATTAGCAAATTTATTAATAAGGTTTTCAATTTGAGCATCAGTATAGTTAAGCTTCTTAGCAATAGGTTTAATACTTCTACCTGTAGAATATGCAATGATATATTGAATCATTTCATAATCAGCAATAATAGTTTTAAGTTTAACACCTGGGTGATTAACTTGGTCTTCATTAGATTTGATTGCGATAACTACATTATCTGTATCATTCCAATTAACAAACATTTCAATTTCGTCAATAATGATACCATTATCACAATATAATCTTAGACCGATATTCTTTTCGGCCCCTCTTAAAAGATCACGATATTTTTTTACTTGTGTAGCATCCATCTATATGTCTCCTTTTGCAATAATTCTTTACGCATTTAATGAGATTATCATTTGCATTTAATACTGTTATTGCAATGTTGGATTCAGTAAATATTACCACATAGTTGCTGAAATATATGGAATAAGTCCCTTCTTGATCTTTACAGTAGTTATATAATAACTTATATAGCTTCTCAGATTTAGGGATATCTTTTATAGATATCCCTCGTTCTTTAACTTTCTTTAAAAAAGCTTCTTGACTTTTCTGAGATTTACGCAGACCTACCCTTTCTTGTAATCTGTCTGCACAATGAAAACTAATATCATAGTCTACGTTGGGCATATGGGTCTCGTGCACTCATATTCAACTTCTTACTATAAATATAAGATTCAGCAGCATGAATACTTTCAGGGTTAAAGATACCAGAGAGTAAGAAGCTTTTGAATTCGACTAATGCATTAGCTAGGGTAGTATAGATTTGTGCATTAGAAGAATGATAAACGAAGAAACGCTGATGTTCACTAGTATAGTTATCTGGAGTTAGACCTTGAGCGGACTGTTCTGCACAGATACCATAGAAGTGAATTGCGTTTGCTACGAATGTATGATAATTAGACTTAGCTGTTGCTACAGAAATTAAGCTATCAAGCAACTGATTAGATTTGAAGTATTCTTCATAATCAGGTACATTGATATTTGCATTAGATAAGTCACGTAAAATACGTTCAGAAAGATTCTTAATTTCTACATAGAATCTATCGCCATATTTAGATAGGAAATCTGCACCTTTAGACTTGATTTCACGGTCAAGTGCATTAGGACGAGCCTTACCATTTTTATGGACGTTAAGATTATAGTTCTTTTTAGATAACCGAGCTGCTTGATTAGTACTAATCTTAGTCATCTCAGTAAATCGTTCTTCAAAGCCTTTTCGATAATAATGCTCTTCCTTAGTAGAAGGATGAGTTGGCCATCTAGGAACTTGAACTGGTTGATTAGTTTGAGATAAGTTAGCTAACCATTTTTCGCAATCTAATTTACCTTGCTCGAATGCATTAGAAACACTTGTAATATCATTAGACATCATAACTACCGTCTCCTTCTTCGATTCTATCAATATCTCTCAAAATAGAATTTTGCATTACTAGATGAATTGCGTTATTGTAATGATCACGTTCTTCATCAGAAATTGTATCGATTTCGATTTGAGATTCAAGATATTCTTGAATATCAAAATCATCTTCAAACCATTTATTACCTTCATCGTCAGTGATGGTATCTAAATAGTGCATGAATTGAACCAATGTAATAAATCCATCAGGATCACATGGTTTAGTTGTCCAGGACGAGATTAGAGATTTTTCGAAATCAATGATATCGGCATTCTCAATGATGTATTCTCGTACTGCAGTTTGACCAATAGCAAACTTGAATGTTTTTTCTTGATCATATCCATCTACGAAGAAGATGAATAATGTATAAGGTCTTTCTTCTGGATCGACCTTAATCTTACCTGTTTCATCAGGGAACATCGCTAATTTTAGCGGTTGTTCAAAAATATTTCCGTTGTCGATTGTTTGGTTTATGTTTGTCATAACACAAAACCTCCTTAAATAAAAATAATCTTGTAGAGTCATATACCCTACAAGATTATAATATATTATTTAGAGGAATTTTGGTTTAGGTTTTACATAAACAAGATAGTCTGAGAATCTAGTTATACCAGTGTATATAAGATTACTCATTATATCTCTATGTAAAAACTCTTCCATAAAAATACCATGATGGTATTGCGAGCCTTGAGAAAGATGAGTGGTAATAGCATACGCTAATTCAAACTTATCAGCTCTATTATATGGATTTCTTTTAAGTGCTTCTCGTGCTTCAAATGGTGCACGGTAGTACTCTAAATCTATATCCAATTGAGGAAATAAGTTGTTGCCATCATCTAAGAAATCAATAGTCATTAGTTTCATATTATCCTTGATAGAAGTTATATCAGGATAATTTCTGACTACACCACGAAGACCATTAACCAAGTTAATACCATTAGATTCAATGCTCCAGTTATTCTTTCTACAGATTAATGGTTCATTGAAAGTAGGATATTGAGTCTTGATCTTCAAAATATCTTCTCTAATGTATTTATTGATTATTTCTCTAGTCTTATTCTTACAGCATAGAATAATATCAGATTGAAGTGACAACTTATCAGTTAACTCATCTTCTGGTATTACTACTGCATTATTATAGAATCCATATTGGATTGGTAAACCTTTAATAGCTCTATCTGCTAGATATACAATTCCAGATTCTTCGGCTTGACGCATTATCTGAGTAAGTCTATGAACTTTACCAGATACTAAATATCCGGGATCGTCTCCTACAGGTGGTAATTGATTTAAATCTCCACATGCTATAATTTTTATACCAAAAGATTCTATATCTTTAACCATACTCCTAGGGGTCATTGATGCTTCATCAATGATGATTAGTTTTTTATCTGGAATGTATTCTCGTTTAACCCATTTCAATCTAGTCTTAGGTTTATTGAAATACTCATCCATTACAGGCTTTCCATTATCACCATATAAGATATCTTCAACTGGCTCATAGATGGAAGAATGAATTGTCCTAGCATTAGTCATTCCTCTATTACGCATAACAATTGCTGCAGTACCAGTATAGCTCATAGGCATTATATTTTCTAATGGAATATTAAGACGTCGTACTATTTCATTTAGTACAACTGTTTTTCCTGTGCCAGCGGCACCAGTATATTGGAATACTAACTCAGAAGAATTATTAAACCAATCTACTGCCGCATCAACTACTGTTTGCTGACCAGGATTTAATTTGAATCTCATTTCTTAGCACGCCCTTTACGTTTAGGCATTTCTACTGGTGGCGGATAATCCAAATATGAATAATCAATATTTGCTACCCCAAATAATAAGAAATCAATGATTTCCATATATTGAAGAGATGGATTATAATATTCACGAGTACTATAAGAAGTACCATCAGACAATAATGCAGTTAATCTGCTTTTAGAATTCATTGTCTTACCAAATACTTTATAGTAGCTTGCTAAATATACACTGTCTTTAAAGTTATCAATGAATACATCAAAGATGAACTTCATGACATTCTTGTTATATAATGGATCAAACATGATCCAGTCATTGAATAGGCTATTATAGCAATCTAATGGGAATCTTAGAAATTTGCCTTTATAGTCTAATACTATAAGATCTCCATTATCATCTTCTAAACACATATTTCCAGTGTGAAGATCTTTCTGGAGACCGACTTTACTACAAAGGGATAATACGAAACCATTTACGTATTCATCCCAGTTACAAATCATTGCAGGTTGTAGCATATTCATATATTCTCCTTACCCAAAAACATTAAAGTACTATACTTTTATATTTTCGAGGTGACTTAATATGGATGATAAGTATAATTCCGATTCAGGATTAGGTTTCACTGAAGTCGGCATTCTAACTTCTGTATGTAATAAATATGAGCCAGGATATCAGACGTTTTATGTGCAAGCACTTAATCCGATGAATATGAAATCTCCTATTAAGACTACATCTAAAGTTAGAAATCCAAATATCATAAATAAAAACAAACTTACAACTGGCAGCGTACAAACAGGATCTAATATCCTAATTGAAATGCCAAAAGAAGTTGTTAGAAATTTTCCAACGAAATACATTCCTCCTGGAACCAGATTTACTATATCTTTCCTAGGCGGTGATATTAATAAACCAGTAGTTGTAGGGAGAGATTACGATGGCTATAATGAAAACAATAAATAGCATTCAGCAATTTATTAGTAATAAACCAACCATTGGAACTGATTATCAGAATATGTCTCTCGTAGAAGAACGAGGAAATATTCAATTCCCAGTGGTTAATCTTATCACTGATGACTATTTTGATGAATTCAAGAAAGCTTCAGTTAGAGTAGAACTAACTGAAGATGAAATATTGAAGTATAAATATAGACCTAAGCTATTATCTTATGATATATATGATAATGCTGAACTATATTATATAATACTTCGATTAAATGATTTATATAATGTAAAGGACTTCAATCTTGGTAAGAAATATCTATATCTTATTCCAAAAGCTAAGCTTAAAGAATATCTATCAGATGTTTATACTCAAGAGAATGCCAATGCTAAAACTTTCAATGATAATCATAAAATTAAGCATTAAAATTAGGTCTAAGCTATTCAGTGGCTTAGACCTTTCTACCACTTAAATTCAAATGTATCATTAACAAAAGCTTTTGTATATAATTCATCATTTTCGAAAGCTTCTTGAACTACTACTCGTGGAGCCCCATCTTCTAATTGATTAGTCTTGTAGCTACGAATAGTATTCATTCCGTCTTTACTATTTTCTGGGTCAAACCCATTGATAACGTAAAGGTAATCTTGTTGATCTGGAGTCATTTCCCCATACATGAAACCATTACCGATAACTATATCCTTAACATCGTTACGAGTTATGATTTTCTTACCGTTGAGCTTCATATACTTATTAACTTCAGATGCGAACTCATTACTTACATTATAATTTTTAGCTATATCTTCTACCTTATCATTTGGTTTGGCTACATTAACTGATTCCGATAATTGTCCCCAACCACCACTATTAGTAGAAGTTTTAAGCTCGTTAAGAGATGTCTTAAATAACGGCTCAGCTAGCTTAGTATCTTGCAATAACTCTAAAGGTCTTTCTTTAGAATAAGGTTGATAGAACCAAGGTGCTGATTGATTTTTAAAACGTTTCTTGGCATTAGATACACCAAGATATCTATTGCCATCTGCCCCAGTTTCTGGAACTATAATAAATGCTGAGTCAGCATTTTCTGTAATCAATGTAGATTCACCGATATTAGAACGACCAATCTTTCTTACAAGATCTGATTCATTTTTATATCGACCTTCATCAATTATCTTAGCCGCATCACGGTTCATCTGAGATGCTGTTATTACTGGGATATGTTTAGCTATTGCAAATTCTTTAAATTCATCAACAACTGCACCAAGTGCTACACGCATATCACCATTCATTAATTTGAAGTCTCGAGGTCTAATACGTTTAATATAGTCTTGTACTAAACAAATAACCTCTTTGCCTTCAGATTGGAGCTGTTCATATAAAGTATACAGATAATCGGTATCTACAGAATTACTTGGAGCATATCTAAATGCTATATCTATAGGACTATCATTTGTAACTTTCAAACCATGCTCTCTAAGTAATCTCATAATTTCTTTTTCGCTACCAAATGAACTAATATCTTCATCGGAAACTAGAATGCTGAATGCACGTTCTAGAGTTTCTGTCAAAGTATTTTCCATTGTTAAGAAAAGAATACATGGGCGTTTTGTAGGATCTTTTGTTATTACATCTTTATTATTAGCTTTAAGCTGTAAGGTTAAATTTAGCAAAGTACTAGATTTACCTTCACCCGGTAAGCCTAAATAAATATAACAACGATCACTCTCATAACCACCATTAAGAGATCTATTGAATGCTTCCATACCACATTTAAGTTTTGTAGAACCATTTACGCTACGATTATATAAATGAGTAATGGCCGCTTCATATTCTTCTTCGTCAGAAATTGATAAAGATTCTGAAACTCCACTAATACTAGCAGTTTCTTTGATCTTCCTGTTCACTTCTACAATCTGACGTTGAACTTTATCAATAATTTTTACACGTTGAGCTTCATCTGCCATTGCAAAGTCTGCATAATCAGCATATACATTTGACATCATAGATTGAGTGTAAAAACTATTTCTATTTACATTGATATTACTTTCGATATATCCAATTTCATTAACACTCAATGCATCATCAAGTTTAGACATTGGGAACAAGTTCTCAGTATCTACACCATCAGTAGCAGCTTGAAGTAAGATATCTCTATTTTCATATCCTTTGAGTCGGGCCTCGACTAATTGAGAAAGAAACTTAAATGTATTTTTTTCTCTAGTCTGCTCAACACTGTAGTTTTTATTCGGATCTACCATTGATAGTAGATCTCGTAAGTCAGTTAATACAGATCTATTTGATACGTGGATAGTTCTCATTATATACGTAGCATATAATACTAACGAAGATAATGGTAAATTGAATCCACTACCAATATCGCTCTTGGCCATTTAAGCCCCTCACTTCATCACCATAACAAATTATTCTTTTAAAAGATCGATTAATTCTTGTGGAGTAATATAAGTATAACCTTTATTATCATTTATATATCTACTTAGAATATCAAACTCAGTTAAGCTCTTGTCTGTAATGTAGCCATATTCTTTACACTGTTCGAGTACTTCCTGAGATTGACGTCTAATTATATCATTCTTATAATCGCACTTAATTGCTATATTAGGATTATTCCGATAGAATGATTTTAGAATATTTATATTCTCATGCTCAAGTGTAAATTCCATACGGATATTATCTACACCTTCAGCTTGCCGTTGCCTTATAAATTCAATAATCTTTTGAGGATCATCTTTGATCATCTCATCAAAATTTATTGTATCGTATTTATAAGAATTGATTTCTTCAAAGTGAATATAATAATTTCTAGTAGTTATATTATGGAGTAAGATCAAATATCCTTTAGGTTGCTCTTCTCCATAACACCATCTATATGGCGACCCACAATAGTAAAAATCTTTTTCATAGCATCCGGATACATGCACATGCCCAGATATAATTGGTCCCATAGAATACTTAAAGTTTTCCATACCAAATACTGGACTCGGAGCATCTAGATCCATTTTATCTTTTCCATATATTGCACCTCTAATTGTACCATGCATGCATACTGCATCATACACATTCGTATACAATATATTCTCGTAAAACTCCTTTCCTAATCCTGCAATTTCAGGTATACATAGGATTCGTTTTCCTTTTACATATTCAAATTTTATAGATTCTATAACCCGTACATCTACTGTCGGATCATTCATATATCTATAAAATAACTTTGTTTGATTTGCATCATGTGATGGAGTACCATGTAATATAAACAAGGTACATTGTTTTTGTCTACAAATTTGGACTAATTCATCTACAAATTTCATTGCATACATAACTGCATCCGAGTTACTCATGAACTTATGATGAAATAAGTCGCCATTGATTGATATTAAGTCTAAGTTTAATAAATTTATACGATCTATAAACTGTTGTTTTAAGATCTGATATTGTTTTGATGGTTCGAATACACCAAAGTGTATATCTGATATATGAGCTTCAACTAAGATTTCTTCTTGCATTACTAAGCTCCTTAAGAAAAAATAACCGTGAGGTTCCTTGAAGGACCTCACATCATTTATTAAACTGTTTGCTCATTAATTAAAAAATATAAAAATAATACCCTAGGAGAATTGAAGCTCCTAGGGTAATTTTATTTATACTTCTTCGATACGATCTAGAATTGCATACAAATCAAATGAATTAGAACGTCTAACGAGTAATAAATTTATATATTTAAAATATTGCATTATACAGTCGCCTATCACTCTAATCGTATAAACTCCATCTTCATAGTCTACGCCACGTACATTTTTACGGATTGATAATTCATCATTCAATAATGAATATATCATATTATATATCTTTTTAGACAGCCTAGTATCTTCATTCTCGTTCTGAGTTGAAGATAAATAAAGAATTTCATCTTTTGTTACTACAGTAATGCAATTATTATCTGCAATCTTGAAATCTTTTGTAGTACTGCTTTCTAAAATATTACATAAAAATGCAATAAATCCTTTTAATGCACATAATGGAGGTATTATATTAAGACAATCCCATGATGTCGGAGTAATATGCATATTAACAACATACCCATTTTCATAGTTATATAAATATTTAATATTCATAGCCCCATAATGGAGTTTAACTTCGTATGTTGGCGTAAAAATATCAAATTTATATTCATCTACCGCCATATTAAATCCACTGTATCGTATACCGCTATATAAAATATCAGGGTTGAATGATCTGTCTATATTTCTAAATTTATCTATAACCTTAGCTAAATTTGATACATATCTAGTCAATATACTGTGTGGGAAATTTAGATGTTGATCTTTAATATTAAATTTGTCGCTCATTGTTTATCTCCATGCAATATTTCATAAGATTAATGAAAGATTTCATTAAAGCATTAAGAATATTAATGAATAGAATTTCATCAATTTTACTCTTGATTTCTAATTCACCATCTTTAAACTTAATACTTGAAGTGATTTCATTCTTTGACATATTCTTTATAGAAATACTAATCTGATTAGTCTTTTGCTTTAGACCAATTGTACAAGATGTAGATTCAGAAAGCATCAATACAATATAAATAGATCCTTCTTTGCTATATGTAACAGGACTATCGTTATACATATTATTTTCATCATTTCGATAAAACCATATAGTCTCAGCTAATTTGATGAATGCTGCCATTTCTACCATAGTATTAAATGAAGGAGATAATCTAGAAAGATCTCTAAAATATCTCCACATCTTATACTCATATACTAATCTACTAATTGGATTCTTAGGCTTTCTGATAGTAACTATATCAAAGAATTGGTTTTGCAAATTCTCCATATGTACCTCCATTAAGCAAGCATATCATTAATCAATTCAGCAGCTTTCTTATCAGCAATCTTAGTGAATTTATGATCTTTATAACGGTAAACGTATGCTGTAGTACTTACTTTACCTTCTTCGTCTAATACGCCCATAATGATAGAAATAATATCACTAGTGCGACGATACATGTAGTAGTTGATGTAATCAGTTTCAATAGCAAACTTCTTTTCATCATCTACGTATAGATCAGTAGTGAATGTAATATAAGATGCATTCTTAGTATTGATTTTTTCAGAAAGCTTCAATTTCTTGAATAATTTATTTACTTTCTTATCTAAAGCATCATAATCCAAATCTACAAATTTTAGACGTTTTGTTAAGCTATAAAAAGCATCAACGTCTTTTGAAAATTCTTCTACATCTTTATGTAAAGATTTAAGATCTGCTTGTTCTGGATACAATTCTATATTTAATTTACCACCAGATGAATATAATTCAGTTGCAGTCTTATTAAAGAAAATATATTCATCATCTGCAATAAATTTATAAATCCCTGCAAAGAATGCATTAAAATAATAATAGTCAGCAGATACTCTTTCAAGTTTAGTAATAACATCTTTAAGGTTCATGATTGTTCTCCTTTTATAATTCATATCCACGTTTGGATAATTCTTCATCAATATTAAAATCTTTATTACCTTGATTGATGACTACTAATGCCAGTACATCCATCAAATCAAGATACATGTCTTTATATCTATCTTCAGATTGCATATTTTACTATGCTCCTTTCATTAAGATAAGAGTGTTTTTACATCATCATTATCTTCGAAAAGTTCTTCGATAATATAATCCCTTACAGATTTAACATATTCATCGAGATCATTAAATAATTCTTCATCGACGCTACGTAAACACTTAAGTTCAATATTACCATCTTTATCGATCTTTTCTTCAAATGAGAATGCATAAATTCCTTTTCTATTAGAGTTGTATTCTAATGCAAATATTTTACCATTATTTTTATTCTTAATACCAACGGATAGTACTGATTTATTATCTATTGGGCCCTGAATGTAATAATAGTTTTTATCATCTTCTTCTACAACAATAGGATCTTGGCAAGGTTGAGGATGTACTCCTAATATGCGAGGAACTGCCCCACTTTTTATCATAAAATCAACTTTAGCCATCTGAGATTCTGTTAGTGTAACAGGAGCTGGTTTAGAAACTGCATTCATAAAAGCATTAATGCATTTATTTACTTCATTAACGCTATCAGTGATGTATTTTTTATAATCTTTGGCATTATAAATTCCATCACTAATAACTACAGCATCTACCATGATGCCAATACTATTACCATCATTGAAAAATAGATAGAATGTATCTTTTCTACAAGCCACATTTAATCTATCTACATTTACTACATTAAATATTCCATACATATTAGCTATTGGGAATATTGGTTTTAGAACTTTATCAAATATTTCTTCGATAACAGACTCATCCATATCTGGTTGATTACCTAACGATCTATTTAAAATAAAATCCTTTTTAGATTCTTCATAATCATCTACAGTAACACCTAACTCATGTAGTGCTGTTGCAGATAGAGCTTTGAATGCTTTAATTACATGATCTTCAGTAATCACATTACCACCGACCATGACTTGAACTTCATTCTTACCTCTAAGTAATTCGAAGCTAATATCGAATTCATTTCCTTCATCAGATTTGAAATGAATGATATGTTTAATAGTCTTAGAATCAGTATTCTTTTCATAAGAAGTCTTATATACTTCTCTAAGAGAGTTCGATTGTATTACTAATTCTATAGTCCCAAATTGTTCACAGAATTTCTTTAGAATTCTGGATGCTTTTGTATTTGTAATATCGATAACTGCACCGATAAATAGACTCATTTCCATTTTATTTTTCCTCCTTGGTAGATTTAGGAATTCGTTTTACGATTTTAAGAAGATTAAATACATCACTTCCATATGTAAAATTCCTAATATTATATCTGGAGGCGATTCTAATATCTGTCACATCTAAATCACAAGAAATAGAATCATAGTAAGGATCGATTATTCTTACTAGATTAACACCGCGATAAAATACAACGCGGAAAGTATCATCAGATAATTCTTCGAAGGTCGTTTCATATTCTTTAACTTTATCTGAATTAGCTTTTATATATTCACAAATAGATCTAAGTCTACTTGTAATGATATTCTTATTATATAAAGACATCGGCATAACTTTTGTGAATTCATTACCACCGACATTCTTAATTCTAATAGACCCTACTTTAGTATCACTTTCATATGAAGAATAATCACAATCATATCCTTCACCAAGAATCATAATAGTACCACGTAGAGCTAATAACGTAATAAAGTCTAAAGATCTACTAAGTTCAAACTTAATAGATTTGACTTGTTTATCAAAAACTGTAATTGAACAGTTTCCATATTTAAATTCGAATTTAAATATTACTACATCATTGATTACACTAGAGCCTTCAAAGGTACATAAATTATTACGTACACTAGCTCCAACTACATCGTTGATTTCTTTGCCTTTTTTACATAATTCTGCAAGGCCAATTATGTAAGGACTTATATCCTTAAAAAGTTGTCTAGGAGTCAATTCATTCATATCTGTTGACCATCCTTTCGTGAAATAAATAAAAAAAAATGGTTTATACACTAGAGACACATGGTAGAAAAGTTTTCATGTAAGATGAGAGAGAATTTATGAATTTATTTTATAGGAGAGTATTATAAAATTTCATTATTATTCAATGTGTGTTTTGGTTGTTAGTGTGTGTTTTGTATGTGTTGTGTGTCTCTAGTTATAAACCTTTATAGGGGTTCGATATGACATATGCCAGGGAGTAGAGGCATCATCATATCACCTAAATAATATATAGTTAAAATATATATTACCTTATAGAGTTTTCTTTTTTATTTAATTCCAAATCTATAGGCATATTAAACACAAGTCTACTCATATAAGCGATACTACTGTTAAATGATTCATCTTCTTTAATCTTATCTGTAATAAAGATAGAATCACTTAAGTTCATTAAGACTAGATAAGCTAATACTTCTGGATTATTTATTAATGAGTCTGGTATATCTGTAAAGCTAAATATATTCTTAGATAATCCATTATGATAAATATAGTTAGCTGTAGCTAATTTTAATATTCTAGTATCTTCGCTTTTAAGAATATTCAAGAATATATCTCTGACAATAGTTTGGTCTTCCGATATATTAAATTCTTTAAATTCAGTTAAGACAGCAATCTTCTCATAATAAGTAAGTTCAGTGAATGGTTTAACTTTTAATAATTTGATTATTTTATACCCATTATATTTCACATACTCATCATACCAATCAGTTTTTCTAAGATCGTCTAATAGATCTTCTGCTGGATTGATGATATCTTTAAATAAATCAAAGATATTAGAGCTACTAATCAATAGCTCTCTATCTAATCTTTCACCAATAAACTCAGATGCTTCTCTAGCGGCATCTGGCTTATTTAGTGATTTTATTTTATTGAGTTCTTTGATAGTATCTATCACTAAACTCTTATAGTCTTTATTTTCCATTACAATAACCCAAGTTTCACGTTACTATAAATAAAATCTACAACCCCAGCTACTAGGATATCATGAGTATTATTATCAATAATCCCAGGATTATCATATCTAATTTTTATATTGCTGAAATTGTTAAATGATCCATAGAAGAAGTTTGCAGTAAATCCCCATGTCATCATGCGTTCATTATCTAATATTTTAGTATTACAAATTATATAAGAATTATCTTCATTAATAATGAGATCTTTTAGTTGTTTTAATAGATCGTTTACATTCATTAAAGTAATGAAAGAATATAATTCTGTAAGTTCTCTAGATTGTTTAACAGGAAGAATGTCTTTTTGTGGACGTAAGAAATCTTCTACTGTAGGAATCTCTTCAGGGATTTCATCGAAATCTCTACAATATAAAGATAATTCTACTCTAGCTTTAGCAATATCTTGCTCTGAGAATTCATATTTAATATTATCAAGATCTTTTTGTTTAAATTCATCGATAATATTTCTTAGTAAATTATTATATACGTAATCGCTCATTTTACTATGCTCCTAAAAAAAATTAATAAGTATTATGAGTATGTGAAAAATACTATAAAAATAAAAAAAATAAGGAGATCCATATTAGAATCTCCTTATAATTTTATGCTAAAGTTGCACGTACTTCTTTAACCATTCCAGACATAGATCTTGCATCTGGAAATAGATCAGTAAGTTCAAATAATTTTAATTTACGATCTGTATCTACAACAGTAAATGCTAGATCTTTTTCACAGTTGAAATAGGATACGCCGTCGATACTGAGAATATTATTTTCTTCAATAGCCACAGTATTTTTACTAAGCTCTAAATGTGTTAGTTTATTTTTTGTAAGTCCATTATAAATAAACTTAGCACGATCTGCATAGTTATTGCAAAGTTTAGTGTATGTGGCTAATATGATTTCGCCAGTCTTAGCATATACAACTTTAGTTGTATTATGTGGTTCAAATTCAGGAAGTACATAGAAGCCATATTTATTAGTAAGATTTGTATAAATATCTAAAATAAAACCGTTGATATCACGCATAGATTTCTTATCTTCATTTTCAATAGTCACATTAATATCATTGGTCTTCAATGTAGTTGCGGCAATCTTAATATTACCAATTTGAATTGCTATCTTAGAACCACCAATAATAATACGAGTATCTGTAATTAAACTTTTAGAAGTTTTACAGATATCACTTCTAGTTCCCTTTTTACAGACAAGAATTCCTCTTACTAAAACAGATAGAGTGAATAAATTCTTAATACATTCATTAAAATTTTTTATTTCCTTTACACCATATTTCATATTAAATCTCCTCACTTGATCAATGGATCCTCATAATCTATAGCAGTAAACAATGTATCATAAATACTATATACTGCATCAATGAATAATGCCAAATGTGTATTTTCGAAATAACAGAAATTTCCAGCTTCTTCATTGTAGTCTAATTTTACAATTTCTAATCTATTATCTCCGCGTAACGCAAATGTAATAGAAATCCAAGCTATTTGATCTGGATACAATTTGAATTCGATATGTTTATCAGACGTTCCTACAAATGTATATACATTAACTGTATACCATCCACAAGCTCTTGTAATCCTGCCTCTTAGATATTCGATCTCCTTGAGAAGATGAATCCAATCTGGTCCTTTAAGAACTTTTAGAATTTCAATGATTGGGTAACAAGCATAACAAAATTCAGTAGAATCAGATAATCGTTTAACTCCGGCTTCGCTAATATCTATACCAGATATATCAAACGTGCGACGTAAAGTTCTGTCAAAATAATTATTGTTCATATTATACTCCTCCTAAAATGAATAAAAATAATGGTCTAGTGATTTAAATCACTAGACCTTTCTTTCATATTTATAATATATTAATATTAAGAATTTTTAATCAATGACTTCATGAACTCAATTATAATATTCCTAATCTCATCCTCTATATATTTCTTTAGAGGATTATCGTCTTCTTTGGAATACTTATTTATTGTATAAGCCATTCTATTTTCATCATCTATATAAGTTATATTAGCTTCAATATGTTTATTAGATGCAGTATATTGGATTGGTCCAACTATGGCATTTATCTTTTTATCATCTTTCTCTATGATGATAGCACTAAAGTTATTATCCTTAGTTCTATCTATTCTAGAATTTTCTGATATATAATATGAATCTCTTAGAGACCACTGAATTGAAAGAAGTCCATATAATACATCATAAATATTTTCATTCTTTACATATTTGATTATATCATTTATAGACTTCTTATATAAATATAGACAATAAGTTCTATATACTAAATTAGACTTATCATATGAAGTCTTCTTTGTCAAAGCTTGTATAAATAATAGATGGAGGCTAACCTCGTCTATATTACCATCTGACATATCTATCACCCTATACGATTAACTATAATTTCATAGAGTATTACGAGTAATGCATACAAAGATAGCACACTAGTTCCTACGACTAAGAAGTGACTGATTATATTTAAATTTTCATCAGCAGAATATTTTTTATTTTTTGATTTTCTTATATTTTGAATAACTGCTACTAAAATATAAGCAAATATAAATATAGTAATAATTCTTGCTATAATATCAAGAGAAGATACATTAATTTCATTCATTTGATACTCCTAAATTTAAAATCTGATACTTTAATTTCTTTAACTGTATTTACAGTTACAAGAGATTCTAAAGTATATACAAATGCATTGAATAATTCATCTAACAATTCAGAATTGTCTTTAATTGAAATAGAATATTGGTTTGCATTTGCTTTGTATTTATCTAATTGTAATACTGTTAAATAATCACACGGTAATCCAGCTTTATCTAGCATATATTTATATGCGGCAAGCTGTATAAAATACTTATATCCGATAGTAGAAGATGTCTTATAATCTACTATATGGATTTTATCTCCTATCTGTAATACTGCATCAATAGTACCACAGAAATATTTACCGATGAAAGATTGCTCTAACATCAATGGAATTATCATTTTACCACTTTTAACACCGGCATCTAAAAACCATTTAAGAAATGATGCAAATCCCATACTAATATTATCGCCAGAAACCATTGGAGATCCATTACGTAGGAAGTTTTCTATTTCATTATGAACTTTAGTACCTTCGGTTGCATATCTATTTAATTCTTTTTTATATCCTATACCTTTGAATCCAAGAGAGTTAGCCCAATTAGCTATGTAGTCCTCATGGATATGATGTAATACTTGTGTCACACTAGGAACTTTATTTGTACCATGCTCATAAGTTCCAGTTTCAATTATATCATCATTTATATTAAAGTAAGACATTTATTAATACCTCGCTCAATCATTATAAAGTATTTTAATGTAAAAACTACTGTTTATAAAAATTTCATGGGAACTTTATAATAAATATAGTTTCGCCAACTATATTCACCTTAACCTTAAGATTTTTGTGAGCTCTATTTGTTAGTTTACTCTTTTCTTTTGTTTAATTTCATTTTAATAATTAATCTCCAGTGTTATATAACCCCTAGGTGCTTCAAGCCCCTAGGGGTGTATACACTCATATTTTAAACATTGTAGTAATATTTTCTTATAACTCAAGGAGGTTTACTAAATGGCACAACAGTTGAATTGTAAACTGATAAACGAAACTTTCATCTTTAAGCAATACAAAGATGAATATGAAAAATCCATTCTAAACTTTATTCATGGTGGTACTTTAATTGATGTAAAATCTGATGAGTTCGCTGATGTAGCTTATGATGTTAAGAAAAGCCAAGTTGGTGGTTTCTTAGTAGCTGCAATGGAATCTAAATCTATTAGATTATATATTAGCAAACATCCTCTAAACCGTAGCACTCGTGTTGTTACTGCAAAAGATGTTAAAGGCGGCAATGGTAAATACGTTGTATACGTAGATTGCTCCCAAATTCTTGATAAAAAAGATGGTAAATATGTATGTAATAATATCAAACAATTAGTTGCTTACTTATTAGATGCATCTGTAAACTTGATGTACTTCTCTGGTTATCGCGGAATCATTTCTAAATCTTCCACTATCAAAGCTGGATCTTATGCATTTGCAAGTTTATTCAATAATGTAATTAATTACTTATTCAAAACTAACTCTGTAAGTAATATTCATAATCGTTGTGTATTCTTAGCTTCCCAATATTTCATTCGTAATATTATGGGTGGTGCTAAAGATACTTATGAATATGCAAACAATACAGACTTCTCTAAACAAATTGCTCGTATCTCTGAACGTGAAGTTGAATTGATTGAAACTTATATCGATAAAGACTCCTTCAGAAATATCGATAACTTTGTTAAGATGCTTCGTGAAGCATTAAAATTACAAAAATTAACTACTGAAGCAGTTATTGCTGCTTGGGTTAAATTATATACTCCATCTACATTATTCGCATTAGAATACTTCCCTGCATTCTCTTCTATGATGACTAATGCTTATATTGGATGCTATTTGAATAATCAATCTACTATTGAAAAAGTTACTAACCGTGGTCTTCCAGAATATGTAAAAAGTATTCTAGAAACGGGAGGCAATTATTATGAAGCTTTACGATAACGAAGTTTATAACTACGTTGATCAACTTAAGAATTATTCTACAACTAATATTTCTAGTATTCAAAAAGGTATAGTACCAGAAGTAGTAGACTTGACTTGGAAGAAGACAAACTACTACGTTGCTGATGGTATTCGTAAATATGTAACCTATGAAACAAAAGGTTTCATCTTACGAGTAACTGGTGTTCGATATAGAGTTCTAAAAGTTAATAGAAAGAATATTAACTTTGATAAACGAATGACTGATGCGGTTAATGAAGGTTTAGTATACCCATTTATGCTTTTTGTAAATGGTCATCATATTAAATGGTCTTCATTCCGTGTTGTTCGTAATTCCAAATATACATATATTGTAGCTGATGAAATGAAGACTGAAGATGTTAATGGTCTTCATATTGAAAAAGTAGCTATAGTAAATCTCCCTTATACATATATGAGTTATTCCGAATCCAGACGTATTCCAGGAGGTTATCAGGAATTATTCCGATTTGCTGATGATGGTACACTATCTGGATTTGGTGCAACTGTTTATAGTTTAGATACTGAAAAGATGGGTGTTATTTATGGTAACATCAAAACTCTTAATGGTGGTAAATTAGTTAATTACGATCTAGGAGTAAATTCTAAATTCAAGTTAACTAATAATAACTTCTTATGCTGGAAGAACTCTTTATTCGATAAAGATTTAGATCCAGAAGTTAAGAATCTTAACTTAATTTCTATGAATAATGGAGATCCAATCGATTATGATTTGGATATCAAATACTTCTATAGAGATATTACTAACCATAACTTAAGTAATATTACTATTCCTGAAAATACAACTCTTCTTAAACACTTAGTCGCTGAAAAAGAAAACGAAATGCCTCAACTAGATACAACTGCTCTAGGCAGAGACTTTGATTTCAAATATAAAGGTGATACTGAGTATGAAGATAATGTAAACTCTGGTATTAGATATATAAGTCGTTATAACTCTAAGTTATTCAATGATTTATACAAGAAACGTCTTAAAATTCATAGCCGTCAGTTCACTGGTGCAGAATTTAAGCAAAATATTTCTAATAATGTATTAAGAATGCCTCGTGGATTCCATAAGAGTCCTGATGTATATGTAATGATTCATAAAGATGGTGAATTATGGGATCACTATCATAGAATCCGTTATGTTGGAGCTGATTTTGAAGTTCCATTGACTGATACTGAAATCTCTAAGATTGCAGACTATAATACATTTGAAATTGTTTACTTCACTGGAGTTAATAATAACTTTATTGAAGTAAACTGCACTGAAGATAATAATAGTATTGAAAATACTCTAATTAAATATGATGACTTGATGGTATTTGCTAACTATACCGAAGATCATATTTATAAAGAGCTAAACTTCAATAAACGTACTATCTTTGACGTTAAATATAAAGTTGATAAAGATCATAAACGAATTACATTTACAAATCCTGCATATTATGGTAAAACCATTTACATGGCTGCTAAAAACCAATTCAAATATGCTCATTTCCAAGTAAATAAACCAACTGTTCGTTGTTTCTTTAGTCGTGACTTTATTCCTTGCCTCAATACTGAACGATTTGTAGTATTCCATAATAATAGAATGCTTACAAAAGACATGTATAGGGTAATTGTACCACAAGTGGAAAATACTTCCACTGAAGTATGTATCCATGTCCGTAGAGTGGCTCAACCTGGGGATACAATCGATGTTTTCTATTTACCTTATGACTTTAACTATGTTGATATTGGTCGTTCTAACCAAGTTGATGTAGTTACAGTTAGAGCAACTATAGATAAACAGCCAATGTTTAGTATTCCTTATCCATCTAGATCTCAATTACTAAATGGAGAAAGCTTCTTCTTAATGAGAGGCTCCGTTATGGTAGACCAATCTAGATATAATGTAATTGGCCGTAAGATCGTATTTACTGATCCTGATGATTATGTAGATTATGGTCGCGAATTAACATTTGTATTCATTTACAATAAAAATATTGATCTTAATCCTTATGGTGGTATTGAAGAAGAAGATGTACTTAATGTAGATCCTAGATTTGTTACTACTGAAAGAGATAATCAATTAGAATTTGAAATTCCTTATCCAGAAGGATTCAATGGCTTCTTCTTCGTTTCATATCGTGGATTATATGTAAACCCTAATCGATATATCATTAACGAAAAGACTAAAACTATCAGATTCTTAAATGTTAATACAGGTCTAGCTAAAGGTACTGCTGTTGTATTTGTATTCATTTATCCTAATGATAAGAATAAAGTAAGTACAACTGCTGTTACAGTTAGAGCTACAATCTCTAACCAAACTAAATTCAGTATTCCTCTACCATACACTAAATACTTCGAGGATGATAACAGCTTCTTCTTGATTAAGAATGGTGTATTCTTGAATAGCAATGAATACTACGTTGATAAAAAAGAAAAGACTGTTGAATTGCTTACCACTGAAGGTTTAGATAGAGGACAAGAATTAGTATTCAACTTTATCACTGGCAAAAACTTATCTGTAAAAACTGCTATTGAAGAAGTTCGTGCAGATCAAGATGGTCAGATGGTATTTAAATTACCTAAGTTATTCCACGATTATAACAGAAAAGAAAGCAAGTTCTTCTGTGTAATTGGTGATACTTATATTGATAATCGTAGATTTGAAATTGATGGTAATGACTTTAGATTCTTAAGTAATGAAGATAGAGTTCCAGAAGGACGTATTCTTACATTTATATTTGCATATCTTGAAGAAATTGATTCTGAAACTGCAACTATTGGTAAGATTGCTGATACTTCTAAATATGCTACTTTCAAAACACAATCCGTAGTATGCTCTGAAAATGGACAACGAGTATTCAATATTCCTTGGACAGATTCTATGCTATTGGATAAGAAGATTCTTGTTACCGTTGGTTCTACTTTTATTAGAGAATCTCAATATACAATTTCTAAAACGAATAATACATTAACTATCATTGATGATAATATTGTAACTACGACTGATCGTCAAGTTACATTCACTTTGATCGATTCTGACTATGTGGTAATTCAAAAAGAAATTATTGACGTTGATGCTATTGTAGATAATCAAATGGAATTTGATATTCCTTTACCATATAGAAACTACTTCAAACAAGGTAACTCTGTAATGGTATTTGCAAATCAAACTTACCTAGATCCTACAAGATATAATATTGACGTTGACAATAATAAGTTATACTTATTAAATTATGATGAATCTCTTCTTAAAGGTCAACAATTATCATTCTTATATTTCTATATTGCTAACCAATCAAATAAATCACTAGATCGAGAAGATGTACAACATCCATTGATCAATGAACGTGGTTATATTTATTTGAATCGTGTTGACTTAGATCATCCTATGAATAGTAATCTCTATTTCTTATACATCAATGGTAAGAAAATCGATAGAGATAATATTAAGGATATTGCTAATAATATCATTAGACTTAAGAGTGATGTTCAAACTCGTTTCAATACCGTATTGATTGATTATACTCCGTCTATTCCTGAATTAGATACCTATAGAAATATTAATTCTGATTATGATATTATCATGAACCAAGTTTCTAATGAAGATATCAATAAGCTATTCAATATCTATAATAATATTACAGATCTTGAAGGTCATATTGTACCAGATACTTCTCAAGAAGCTATCATTAATGATATCATCAGAACTCATTACTTAGGTAATGGCATAAATAAAGGTTTACCATTTGTTTATACTTATGATACAACTACATTGAAGAATAGATCTATTTATGAATTAGCTACAACTACTCATAGATATATCTCTCCTGCTAAGTATACATTTGTAGTTCCTAAAGGTGTATCTCTACTTAATGTAAAAACAATTGCATCTGCTGGACGTATTAAACCAATTACTAGAGCAATGCAAACTCTTGGATACTTTACAGATTCTGATATTGAATATGGTGGTATTAGTTATGTATTACCAACTCAAGTTGCAGATTATGTAGAAAATGTAATCGGATATACTAACTTGACTAAAGCTAGTATTCCATTAGATAAACCATACTCTACTAATTTAGACTTGACGAAGAATATGTTTGAACCATCATTTATTCCAGAAAGATCTAATGATACTGTAGAAACTCGTGGTAGATTCAGACCAAATTACTATCATAAAGAAGTAATTACTAATGTGAAAGTTTACCCTGGTTTAAAATATAGAATTAAAGTTCCTGAAAATGGATTTGTAAATATTGCTTATAATTTATGCAAGACTGATTTGCCTCAATATAATCTACCTTACAGAATTAACTTCGATTCCGATAGACATTCTGCAGTAGTTTTATATAAAGGTGATACTACAAGAGTAGCGGATGAATATATTGAAGACTTTGCTGAAATATATAGTGATAATACAATGCTTGAATATAATCAGCCATTTAAAGAACCAGGCGAATTCTATTGGACTTGCCCCGATCATGTAGCTGAAATTATTCTTACAATGTGTAGTGGATATAAAAGCACTCCTACAGATAGCAATCCAAATCATATTGATAGATATTCAGCAAGCTTCCAATTCTGCGGATATAATTACATTGACTTCTCTACTGCTCCAATTCCAGAGCCAGGTAATATAGAAGATCTAGATGTAAATAAATTCTATGACAGAATTGCAAATGAGTATGATTCCACATTGTTAAATACTGTTATCGGTGGTAGTGAATTATTGTTTGCTACAGATCATACCGAGTTTGCTATTGGTACAACTGAAGTTGGTTTCGTAGAACCTACAGATACATATGTAATTGATAGCTCTGGTAATAATACTACATATAGACAAAGATTTAACTATCTATTGGCTAATGGCGTATCAGCATCCAGAAGCATTAGTACTATTCCTGAAGAGGTTACTACATATATCAAAGTTAAACCAATGGAAAGCTATACAATCTATGTAACTCCACAAACAACATCTACTCAATTAGATATGACTAGATATGAAAATAAGAAGTTACATGGGGCTGCTGGTATTTCATTCACTACAGCTGTAGAAGATGTAAATACCTTCAATAAGAATATGTATATTGCTAATACTCTTAATGCTGATCATTTAGCTAACCCTCATATTAATTATGAAAAGTTAAATGTAGAGCCTAAGAATAGTGAATTAGTTGGAGATCCAAGTTTATCTCATGTAATTTCCGAAGAGGAAGCTATATTAGAAAAAGATAAACCAGTATTCAATAAACCATTACCTGAAATTGACTTTGATGATGAAAATGAAATCATTGATATCGATAAAGTTATTATTCATGATGGTGATACTATTATAAATAAAAATGGTTAATTAAGTTCAAAACTATAGAGCTAGGGCCTTTTGTGTCCTAGCTCTATTTTTGAACATTAATGTAATTATCTAACTTTTCAAGGAGGTAAACGATAATGGCAACTTCCAACTATAATGGTCTTCGTGTCCCTCTTATAGCATTAGATTATAACTCTCGTTTTATGGCAGAGAAGAAAGAAATCTTATTTGACTATAAAAAGGGCAAGCTATATGTAGTTTCGGCTGAAGATAAATCTGTTATCTTTGATATAACAGAACTTATTCTAAAAGAAGTAGAGAAGAATGTAGACTTATCTAATTATACATTCAATATCAAAGGCGTAGGCGTTGTAAACCTAGGCGAATATATTAAACAATTATCTGAATTTAACCTTAAAACTTTAGATGAACCTAATAAGCGTTATCGGGTTCCTCAAATCAAATTCGATAATGATTCCATTTCCAATTTCGATGGTAATATTGAAATTAATGGATTCAAAAGTGCAAATAATAATACCTACCCAGTTAAAGATGGTAATGTAGTTAAATGGGTAGCCCGTACAGATACTGATATCGTAGATCGTGTACGTCATTTAGAAGAAACTGCACCTCCAGATGCAGAGAAATTTAAGAAACTTCAAGAAGATGTAGCTAAAATTAAAATTACTGCAGACCAATATGCAGATCTTCCTATTCTACGAAGAGATGTTGATACTGCAAAAGAAACTGCTACTCGTGCTCAAACTACAGCTGATGGACTTAATGGTAAGATTGAATCTGCAATTAATAATGTAAAAGCTGTTACAACTGGTATTGATGATGCTAAGAAACGTCTTGTTGCTTTAGAAGCAAAAGAAGACTTGACTGCTAGAGTTAAAACTGTTGAAGGTAAGGTTGATAAAATTGAAGCTAAGACAGATTATGGACCTCAGATTAGTATTCTACAACAAAAAGTATCCACCTTAGAGCAAGCTGGTGATAATACTGCAACTATTAATGAATTGAAACAAAAAGTTTCTACTATCTCTGATGGTATTGAAACTAGAACTAGATTGGTTAATAGTGAATTAGAAGAATTAAAGAAATATAATACTACTAATACTCAAGCTCGTGATGCTTTGGGTGCACGTATTGATGCTTATGATAACTTGAATATTGGCGATACTTTAACTTCTTATAAAACAAGACTTACTGCATTGGAAGCTATTCCTAACTTAACGCAAAATGTATTGAAAGTTGAACAAACTACAAATACATTAACTAATAGCTTTGCTCAATTACAATCTAAAGTAAATGGATTATTATCTGCTGAAGATCCATTGCCTAAAATTAGAGCTCTTGAAGCTGCTAATACTAATAGAAATAACTTAAGACAAGAATCTCAAGTTAACTTAGCTGGTGGTGTTTCTAAGGAAATTACACCTGGTGTTGTATACAGCTTCCTATTAGATACTGCTGAACCTCAATTTACCATCAAAGCGGTATCTGATACAACTCAAGAAATAATCTTGATTCTTAGCCCTCATAATATCGGGGCTCAAGCATTCAATGTACATATTACTCGTAAAGATGGTATTGAACTTAAATTACCTAAACGTATCATTCCTAGTAAGAATAATGAAGCTCAACTAGTTAGACTTAATTCTTATGATGGTGGTATTAACTGGTTCTGTACCGTTTCTCCTACCTTTGTAGGTAAAGACGCAAATATCGATAATTAATCTGGAGGTTTATTTAGATGGCGACTTTAAAATTTACACCTTCTAATCGGGCTGATTTATCTCAGGTCCCTATTACAGAAGGTCAGTTTATATTAACAAATGATACAAATGAAGCATTTTATGACGTTGCTTATGATATTCGTTTTAAAACTTCTTCTTTTGTAGCTTTAGATACAGATGCCGACAGATTTAAATTATCTAATAATGATAAAGCTAGTGCTGGCAAAGTATACTATGTAAAGGGAACTCAATTATTCTATACTTGGACTCAAGAAAAGAACTGGAATAATGTAATTGCTTCCCAAGAAATTAGTAAAGTTATTGGTGATTATAAAAATATTACTCCAACAACTTTAGTTAAAGGCGAAGAACGATTTGCCCCTTTAACAATTGCATCTCAAGTTTATACTGATGATGGTGAAACTGTAGAAGCTAAAGTTAGACAGATCTCTCATATTTCTTCTTCTTTTGATTCTATCGTAGTAACTAAGAAAGGTAAAACTTTCAATATCCCTGTACCATTTGAAGGATACTTTAATTATCCTAATGCTATGCTTGTATATATTGGTACAGTTCAAATCTATCCAAACCGTTATTCTGTGGAAAATAATACTATTACTTTCCAAGAAGAAGTGGATATTAACCGTACTATCAACTTCCAATTCATTTATAATACTCAAGCTCCTAAGCTTGAAACAATGAACTTCATTGATGGTGCATATATTGCTAAAGGTACTATTCCTATCGACAGAATGGTTAAGTATAGCAATGACTATATGACTAATGATACTACTGCAGTTGCTACAAGTGCGGCAGTTAAAGGTCTATATGATGTAATGGCTAACTTAATGGATAGAAGTGCTATCGTTATCCGTTGTACTACTAAAGATGATAATTCACATATGGGAACTAACTTATCTGATGATTATAAACTAATCGATGGTAATATCCTATTAACCCGTTTCCATGCTGATGTTGCAGATAATGCCACAATTACGGTTGGTGGCGTATCTTATCCAATTTTTATCGGTGCATCTCCAGTAAAAGCCGGTCAAATTAAAGCTAATGATGAATTATCATTACAATTTGACTCTAAGTCTAATAGGTTATATGTAACAAATGGTATGCCATATCTAATTGATAGTACTACTTATACATATACTGCAGCTGCTGATGGTGAATCTAGTATCAAATTTGATGCACTAAATTACAATCCTGGTACTGATAAATTAGAAGTATTCCAAGATGGTATTAGATTGACAGAAGGTATTAACTATAAATTTAGTGAAACTTCCAAATCTATAGTTTTATTAGGCTATTCTGCTGATAAAGGTGATACATTTGAATTAGTTGTTTATAAAGTTTCTCGTAGTAGAGGCTCTAATAATCAAGTAACTATCTATCGCCCTGAATTAGATGAATCTGTAAATAATTTCAGAAATGAATTAACAGCATTCAAAAAAGAAATACAAAAAGCTGATGAAAAATCTTTAAGTGTTATCTTTCCTAAATATGGAGCAGAAACTGATTTAGGAGATTGCACAATTGTAGGGATTGATAATGCTAATTGGTTTATAGTTGATTGCTTTAGTGAATCTAATCAATCATTCCAATCCATAACAAGATGCATGGATGAAAATCAAATCACTAAATTTAAATTTATTTTGATTACACATTTCCATGCTGATCATTATGGTAATTTAGAAAAATTAATTACTGGCAAAAAGGTAGAAAAAGTATACCTTCCAGACGTATCTAAAACTGCATTTACTAGTGGCCCAAATGGTATTAGTCAATCAGTATTACAAAGTTTATATAATAAATATAATAACTTATGTGCATCTAATAATATCCCATGTGAAGTTGCTCCTAACGGGTTGCAGTCTTTTAATGGCGCTGAACTAACTTTCTATAATAATTCTCAAGCAGATTATGATTATTATAGAACTGGCAATAAAGCTAATAATAATTATAATAATTTATCTATCGGATTATTAGTTAGCTATATTGGACGTAATATAGTTTTAGAAGGTGATTGCTTAACTGAAGGTATGCAAAATACCGCTAAGTATGTGCCATCTAATGTAGATTTACTTAAATCGCATCATCATGGTATTACTGAAATGCCAGCAGTATATCGCAAAATTAGTCCTACTGATGTTGTAGTTACAGCAAATGCTAAACAACTTCGTGGTAATACGGTTGGCCATAACTATCAAGTTACTTTATCTGAACTTGGTGCTAATATTTACGGTCTTGGCGATCAAGTAGAAGATATCAAAATTATATATACCGCTAAAAATAATAGTGTTAGTTATAATTCTAGAATATTACGCGATGGCGTTAACATGCAAGGTTCTGCATTAGATATTTATTTAGACCAATCATATACTGGAAATTATAGAACTGGCGATAAAGAAACACCGTTTAATAATTTAAGTGACGTAATTAGATTTGTTCACTCCAATAACTATAGTGATATAAATGTTAATATCAAATCTGGTGACTATACTGGCGATGATCATTTAAATGATTTTGCGGATTCCGGTACAAGAACTGGAGTTGTAATTAAAAATCTTCAAAGCCATGTAGAATTCAAACGTGATGGTAGTGGAAATGTATTCTTACCGCCATTAATCATTAAAGATTCTAAATATGTAGGATTTGAAAATATTCAATTTAAAGTATATCCTACTGTAGCATCTGATACTGACTATGCTAATATAGTAATGAGTAATACTACCGGTAGATTTGAACGATGCACATTTAATAATAGTGTAGTTCTAAGAGATAGATTTACTCATATCTTAGTAACAGATGGCTCTAATATAGTATGTAATAATATCACACTAAACGGCAGTGCTAGATCTGGTTTAGCTACCAGTCCTAACTCTAATATCACTGTAGGTGGTGATACAAATACTGCTAACAATGTATACTATGTAATGAATACATCTGGTGGCGGTACAATTCTAGTAAATACCCCATTTAACTGGAATACAACAGTAGTTCCTTCTAATGGTAATACTATATTTAGACCTTATGTAACTCCTCCTAAATTGAGCGGTATTACTAAAGGTCAAATTGCTCCAGGCTGGGCCCCATATGGTGGCGTTCAATACTATATCGCTGATGGCCAAAATGGTTGGCTATCTGTTGACCATTTTAATATTGGCGGTAATCTAAGTGGTGTTCCTAACTTTGCTGGCCAATTTGGTTATAATAGAGCAACAAAAACTCTTAAATTTGCTTTAGATAATAAGTCTAATAATGACTGGTTAGAATTGGCTAATGTTTCTACTGTAAGTGAAACTATGGAATCTATTAGACAGATTGCACAAACTGCTAATAGCAGTGTAGAAACTATGGCTACAACTCTAATTAAAGCTATTGAAATGCAAAGTGGATATAGAATTTGGAATACTAATGCTAAATTTGTCAAAGGTGAAAAATTCATCTATGAAGGAAAAGCATACCAAGTTGTATCTAATAATGCAGTTTTTGTAAATAATAATAATGCTACTACATTGAAAAATAACAGCAATGTTATAGGTACTATTATTAACCTAGAAGGTAATTCTACAGTACAATATTTTGATAAAGATGATAATCATCTTATTGGGGAACTTATATTATTACCATATAAACCAGATGGCTATGTACTAGCTAATGGTGGAGAAGTCTCTATTTCTAGATATCCTAGACTTTATGAATTTGTAGAAAAGAATAGTCTTTGGACTACAGATGTTAATAAGAAAGGCCTATTTAGAAAATCTGGTACAGATAAATTCTTCCTACCAGACTATAGATATGTATATTTAAAAGCCGATATAGATTCTCCAGATATTGGTAATTATGTCACTTCTAGTGCTCCTAAAATTACTGGCGAAATGGCTATTCGTACCGGTGGTCAAATCGGTATAGAAGAGGCATCTGGGGCATTTGTTAAAGATAGTGATCCAACCAATACTGGTGCAAATATGGAAACTTTCAATAAACAATACTTTGGTAAAAAGTTGAAGTTTGATGCATCTAGATCTTCAGAAGTGTATAGTTCAAATGATCCTCATATTCATCCAGATCACATCAATCTTTATCCAATGATGAAATATTAATAAAAATATCCCCATAGGAGTTCAACTCCTATGGGTGTTATTTTTACAAAAAAAAATAAAAGGAGGGAGATTAACTTCCCCCTCCTACCAGTATCATACAAATAATACTGGATTTAGATCATCATACTTCTTAGTACTAGGATTGTACATAAGATCAGTAGTCGTATATGGAAGACTAGCATCATCGTTCAAAGTGTTATCGCTAAAGGTAAATAGCTCTATACTAATTTTACTAGCGGATCTAACATGATTATCAATAAATGTTTTCATCGCTAATAACGCAGCATTAGAAGACTTAAATAAACCTAAGTCAATAACATCTTGACCATTGTAGTCTACTCTTGCACATACGCTAAAAATTTTCATATACTTTTCCTCCTTAAGATAAATATAATATATATGAATCACAATAATAATATATAACCCAAAATGTTTACTCTTTCTGGATATATTGATTAAAAATCTTTAAGACGTAATATGTATATTTTAGGCTACATGGATAAATCATCATTTGATGAAATTCTAATATAATCCCCATAGGAGTTGAACTCCTATGGGGTATTTCTTTCTTACCATTCAAATTCTAATCGTTTTGCTTCAGATTCAAAATCTAGATCCCTAGCAGCATCTAAAGATATTAAACTAGGAACTCGTTCTAAGATAAATTGATCTAATTTGAACTTAAGATCCTTTAGTTTATGGCCATCGGAATAAATGCCATAATCATAATCAAAACAATCATGTGCATCTAAATATCGTTTAGATTGAGCTAGCTCATCAAGATATTTATCTCGTCTTACTTTAGCAGCATAGATCATTACATTGATTTTTTCAGATTCAGATAAAGATTCAAATTCATTATCAACATCAGGTCTAAATGTAATCTTACCATCTTTATCTACAACTTGAATATAACCAACTTCGATATCTTCTACATCAGTTACGTCAAGCCATACTGTATCTTCAGAGAAGTGTTCTCTTAGATCGCTTAAAGATGCAAATGAATCAATAATATAAATTACTTCTCCATGGAAGATTTGCGCATATTTTCTCATAAGATTCTCCTTAAATTGTTTGAGTTAATAGTATATTATTCCAGTTGGCCTTGTCTCTAATTTTGATTATAGCATGGACTGGTTTAGATCTACGATAATTCACGCACTTAATATATTCTTGTAATTCACCTAAAGCATTTCTATCTAGTGAATTAGTATTAAATATTATAGTGCATTCATTAGTAGGAACTGGTGTAGTTCTAGGTTTAGATTTTAAAGATTCATCAGTATAATCCCGATTTGGGTAGAATGAAATATCGTAATGTGAGTATACAGGGGCCCATTTAAGCTTACATTTTTCATCATACAATACTACGTATTTAGTAGTATTCACCCTATAAAGAGTTATTACAATTTTATTTTGACCATTAGAAATTACTATAAGGATTTTCTTTCCTTTACTTGTAAAATTATCAAAATCAATACGTTCTTGTTCATCGTTATTATTGGTGATAAAAATAGACGTCTTATTTCCATTTATATTATCGGCAACTGTAAACGTAGATATAAATTTTACATTATCTATATTAGCAATTTCTTTTTTAAGTTCGGCATTATTAGCTGGAACACCTTGATCATCTTTATATTGCTGATAAAATATTTTTATATTAACTGGATATTGTCTATCATAATAAATTACACTATCATGAATTGTATGATAATTATCTGGCCCATCAGAAAGATATAAGCCAACATTATTTTTTTGATACTCATTTGGATTATACATATAAGAGCATGCTGCTCCATAGACATTGCTTAGAGTATTTACAATATTTTCATATGTAGAATTTGACGTTAATTCAAAATTCTTATTAATACCATAAACTTCAGCATGATATTTATCTTCAAATCCTGGCACTAGCGGTCCTAAAAGTTTAACATCTGTAGCTTTTTCTGAAAGAATAAATCTAACGTTTGTTTCTGTATCGACTGTACGAGGACCTGGTATCAATCTATTAAATTTCATATTAAATATATTAGATTTAACCATTGGAAAAATTGATGATGCAGTTACTTTTGTTACACTATCAATGAATTTATTTGATTGGAGTAATTTCAAATCATAACCCATAGTCATATCCTTCATACCCATATCATCATTTGTAATATCAGTGATAGGTTCACTGTATTCGAAATCTAATTTAGCATCTGTATTAATTTTACCATGATTATTATATTTACCACTTAGCTTATAAACTAAATCTGGTTGATTTTCTTGATCGCTAGGGAATACTGCATTCTTAAATACATTTAGATTTTTCACATTTGAAGCTCCAGCGAATGTATTATATTTACTTACTAATTTTTGTGTAAAATTAATATCACTAAATGTAGTTTCACTAAAGATCGATGCCATTTTATCAGTAAAGTAGAATCTTGCTACTGCTTGATTATTACGAGGATGATTTAATGTAGTTTTAGCATACATTAATGAACCATTTGCAAGATTATCATAATCAATAGTATCATTTATTACTGGTATTGATGTATTATAATACATTGCATACATATTTAATTTACCAGTATGATTACCAAAATTAATTAGCATTTCTTCTGTATTTAATTTCTTACATGAATAGAATAGCATAGAGAAATTAGTACTATCTGTAGATTTTTCTACTAATTTAGAGAAATTTTTAGTAGTATGAATCAGATTGAAACAGTTAGTATACACATTATTGAATGTGATATTTTTAAAATTTCTGTCATTTCTAATTTCATGCATACTTAAATCTTTAATATTTTGAGCATTATTAAATGCAGTAGACAATGCACCTGTATTACTTATAGAGTTTGAGATACAAGTTTCTGGAATAGCAGGGTCTGCAATAAAATTACCCTTAAAATCTTTAAGGAAATTAGATAAATCTAATGTAGCCTGATGATTAAATAAAACTTTTATATCACCATCTGGAACGATATTGCTTAAACTTAAATCGCCTTTTATACTACGTAAGTCTAATACGGTTAATTTAGATTTACTCTTAATATAATAAATAGATCTTAAATTTTTAGATTTACTAAAATTAATGTAGAATAAATCATTATTTCTTATTAGATTTGAAGATGAGTACTGAATATCATAATCTTTAATATTAGATAAAGAATATAAATATTTAGCAGAATCACTTTCCATAATTCTAATAAAATTATTAAAATTATTAGGACTTTCAGTATTATAGAAAGATGAATATGATATATATTTAGTATATAAAGGATTATATCTAACTGGGCTTATATCATGAATATTATATATAGCAGATGGATAAATAATTTCATTATTTAAGTCCAATAAGAAACTACTTTCATTTGGATAGAAATTAGAGAATATTGCATCCTCTGAAGTATCAGCAATTATAGGATTAAATTTATTTATCCTTGTGTTACTCCCATTGGTCTTATTCATTATTTGGCCAGTTGTATATTTCGGGGACATCCTAGATTTATTACCAGAAATGGTTTCACGGCAAGTTAATGCATTCACTGTGCCATAGAAAGGTAATTTATCTTTAGATATAGCAGTATATGAATTATATTCGTTATTCAAACTATATTTAAGATTATTTAGGTATTGTTCATCACTAGCAGTATATAGAGCATTAGATGTAAAATTAATTTTAATAATAGCAAACCCATTGGCTTCAATATCTTTGAAATAATCGTTAGCGTCTAAGCCTATTTTATTATTATAAATTTTGCCATGCTCACCAATACTTAAACGTATAGCTTTGCAACCTTTTACATTGACTATACCTTTTACAACTTCAGATTGAGTGCCAGTAATGCAGCCAGCACTAAATGGATTAAATTTATAGAAGGTGTCATCATTTGTGAAATCATATTTGTCATTTGTTTCATTAAAGAAAGTTTGGAGTTGACCAAAGTAGAATGAGTAGTCTAATTTAAGATTACTGCCTACAGTGAATTCGCAATTTAAAGTATCTTGATCAAAGTATTTATTAAGATTATTGAAAGAAGTGGTAACTCCATTAAATTTAATACGTTTCCCACCAATGGCATCATTATTAAAAGCACGAGTAGATATATTTTTATAGAATTGATTAATAAATCCATCAGTTCTTGGATTGGAGTTTATATTTGTTTTAGCTAATGCTTTGAGTTTTGATACTACTCCAGAGTTATCACTATAATAATATATTTCATTACCATTTATAGAACCAGTATCTACTGAATTTGTAAATAACTTATTGAAGAATTCTGATTCATTATCAGCATTTAAACCAAATTCATTAAATGTATAATTTTCAGTATAATTTGGATTTATTATCTTTGGTAATTGAGGAATTTCTCCAATATCATCATTAGTTAATTTAAATCCATTTAGATGCTTAGATAAAAACTTACCTGGAAATATCGTTTCATTACTTATTAACCCTTTGAAATAGTTTGCAGAGTTAGTTCCTATAGCGGAAAGAATAGATTTTTGATCAGTATTTTCTGATTTACTATAACTTAAAAGAGTTTTTATATATGGCCCCATTTTGTTGTAAACAGTACAGCCTTTATTTGTACGTAAAGGTATAAAGTAATTTATATCTTTATCAGTAATTCCTAATTTGTTTTTAATTAGGGATTCGTACTCATTACCTATATTTATAGGTAGTTCTTTGTTTGTATCTTCAGATACAGAGTTATTTCTACTTACATTACGACCAATAAGCTTATTAATAATACCAGGTTGATATTTAGAGTTAGCAGTATTTTTAAACTCTAAAACTTCTTTATCAAGATTTATCTTATTAGCATCGAATAATAAATTATTAGTGGTTTTAGATGTTGGAGTAGAAAGATTAGCCGAATATATTTCTAATATTCCGCCTTTAGCGGTAGCGACTTCTGTTACTGAGTCATCTGCATTAACTACTGATAATTTTGTAGCAGACCCAGATAGAATAGATCCACCATTTATACCATTAGGATAAATCTTATTTATATCTTTTACAAATTTATTATAATCAGTGGCATTTATTTTAGCATCATTTTCACTATAATAAATATGATTATTAAATATTGCCATACCAGATCCAGCACCAATTAATGTATATTCTACACTGATAGCATCTGGAGGTAATACGATATCATTATCACCAATATCACATAAGAAGTATTTACTATAATATCTAGTAGTTACTTCTTTGAGTGCAGCCATAACTGTACCATTAATATTAAATCTCTTCTTAGCAGAAGCTTGAGGATCAGTAACTTCACCAATACCATAATAAGCTTTACCAATATTAGGTATTTCTAATGCTTTACCTACGCCATTTACTTCTTCTAAAGTAGTATATAAAGTCAGATATTCTTTATTTCCATCAGGACTTTCTATAACACGTTTTATATTAAGCTTTGCCATATTAAGTCTCCATTAAAATATTAAAAAGATAGTACTATACGAGATAGTACTATCTTTAATTTTTATTCAAAGTATTCTTTATACCCATTAGGCCATTCTAATTGACCTTTATCATTATATTTTACAATCTTATTAGCGGCATTACCGACATCAGTTTGTTTAACAAATTGACTTGCATTTAGATTACCAAGAGAATCAGCATTACCGCCATTTGCTCTTGCAGTAATAGTAATATCTCTAGTACCATCAAATTGAACGCCATTAATATTCACTGGGGTTTTTAATTTAGCTGCTGGCACTTCAATATCAGATGTACCATTATATGCAACTCCATTAATTTTACCAGTTAATTTAACTAATGGGGATAGACCGAGAAGAGACCTATAATGTTCTCTAATTGCGTACGCCCAATCTGGGATATCACTTACATTATTAAATGTAAGACTTCTAGTCCCATCATCTAAACGATCAATACATCCATATGGATAGAAGAAATTATTTTCTGTATTACCAAGAGCTAATATATTATATTGACCATTAAATACAGAACCAGCATCGATCAATAAATTGGTAGCGGAGTCAAAATCTTTACTATTTACATCAGTAAATCTAAAGTTAATAGATCCATTACTTAGATCATATACTTTGATTGCTGTTTTATTTCTTAAATCAAATACTTTTACATTACCAGTTTTATCACCAACACAAATGCAATCAGTTAATACTGGATAGTATGCAAAAGTAGATGCATTAGAATTACCATAGAATCGTTTCATATTAAAATTAGTAGCAATGAAAGATTTACTCATTCCATTAATAGAAATGGAGTTATAATTCATTATTGGTCTAATTCTAATTAGATCGCCTTCGGATTCATTAAATCCTGCAGGAGTAGATATAACTAAATTAGTCTTTAATTGTGTTACATCAGGGATATTAATACCTGTAGAAGTTTTATTGATTACTGAGAATTTTACAATCTTAGCATTAAATACATCAATATTATTTATAGAAAGACTGAATTTATCTCCAGTATTTTGAACTTTAAATCTAAAGCC